TACCGGGCGGCAGGGGCGGCGACCTGGGGTTTTAGTTTCGACCCACCCCCCGTTTGTCCAGGTCAGCGACCCGTGACCGTGGGTAGCGGGTACCCATCGGTCCAGGCCGCAGGGGTGGCGGTCGGCGTGGTGGCCCGGAAAGGTCCAGGTCGCAAGGGGTTCCGATGGGCCAGCTAACTCCCATATCCCCAGGTCAGCGGGTCACGGGATGGTGGGTGCCGCAACGGTTTCCGCTGGTCGCCGTCGGCTGACCGTCGTCGGAAGGCGTTGGGGCACCTCATGGTCGGGTCGGCCCCAGGGGGCCGTATGGGTTGAGGCGTCCGCGATTCCGGGCCGGTCGGGCTGGGCTGGGCTGGGGCCGGGCGGTGTCAGCTGGTGGCCAGTGGGTGGCCGATGGTGTGCCTCACCAGTCTTCGGACGGCGTGCCGATGTCGATGTGGGGGTCGTCGTCCCCCCTCATCTGGTTACACACCAGGTGAGCCGGTCGGAAGTTCAGTGGGTCGTCGGCCAGCTCCGGGAACTTGGACACCGGCTTGGCGTGATCGACGGTGAACGACTCGGGGTGTGGCCACTTCAGCGAGTAGTCGATGGGCTGGGGGCACAACCAGCAGCCCAATCCGTCCCGCTCGCAGTCCTTTCGGAACTGGCGCTTGAGTTCCTTGTAGTGGTGTTGGGTCCGGTCGAACCCCTCACCGGTGGTGGTGTTGGGGTACCGGGCCTCGTCCGTCACTGTGGTGTCAGGCGCGCGAAGTGCTCGGCGTACCGCTCACGGGGGACGTAGGGGTACCGGGTGACGGTGGTGAGGTTGACCGTCGTACCGCCCGCTGTGGGCAGCTTGATCGCGAACGGGCTCCACGGCTGTGTCTTGCGGTTGAACACCACGTTGCGGAACTTGACGTCCATGTACAGATCGCCGTACGGCCACTCCAGCACTGGGGTGTTGGCCACCACCAGCACGGGGCGACCCCCCAGGGTCAGCAGCTGGCCCTCATCGAGTCGGCATTCGAACGACTCCACCCCGATGTCGGTGGGGTCGTGCACCCCCGGGTTGCCGACAGGGTTGGGCTCGTATTGCGATGCGCGGAACGCGAACCCGGGCGGTACCCGATAGATCAGGTCCACGTTGGCCGTGACGGGCCGGATGTCGGGGTCGTCGTCCACGTCAGATGACCGGTCGGCCACAGCCGCTACCGCCTTGTAGGCGATGGTGACGAACTCCAGGGCAGCCATCAGATCAGCCTGGCCAACAGCTCAGCGTGTGATCGGTACTCCATTCCGACGCTGCCGGTGTCAGGTGGGCCACCCACCCAATCCACCTCCACGTTGAGCGGCCCAGTGCGTCTCATCAGGCTGGCGAGTGACGGGAATGGCGTGGGCTCCATTGGGTAGTCGGGCCAATGGACCGTGATCCTGCCGTCGGGCCAGCGAGTTCCGTAGCCGATCACAGAACCCCGTGGATCGCGCAGCCGAAAGTTGTTCATTGCCTACCCCACCTCGGCGTTCTCGTCGCCCTGGGCCGCACTGGTCGCGGCCTCTCCGTACCCGGGGGCCTTGTCCGCTTGGGCCTTCCGTCGGGCCGCGCGGTCGGCCTTGCGCTGCTCCTCCTCGGCCGCTACGTCGCGGGCACCCGTGTGCACCGTCTCGATGATGGGCTGGGACTCGGGCTCCTCGTTGAGGTGCGCGTCGGGTGCGGTGCTCTCATCGGTGATGGGAACGAACCCCTCGGGCAGCGTCACCGGGGTGCCGGTCGGGGGCAGCAGCGGGTTGTCGGTGACCTCGACGGCCTCAAGCGGTTTGATGCTGCCGGTCAGCTCGACACTCTCGCGGTTGGCGCTCAGGTGATACTCGGCCAGGTGCTGGCTGTAGACGATCTTGCCGTCAACGCGGATGTCGATTTGGTGCGTCTTGTCGTTGGCCACGGGTCGGGCCTCCTTCCACCCGGGGTGACCGGGCACGTCGTGGTAGGCGAACTGGTGGCTGGTCAGCACGTGCTCCACGTTGGCGTGGACCGGGTGCCTGATCAGGCCGTCGGCAACGGAACCGGTGAACGTGATGGCGGCGACGGCCAGCTGCGCCTCGTCGGTGTTGAACGAGTAGCGCGCGGGCACCAGCTCCTCCCCGCGCTCCTCGGCCACGCTGGTGTGGGGGCCGTGGAGCACCGTGGTACCCAGCGGGTTGGCCTCCAGGCTGGCGATGACGCCCGGGCCGTCGAGCGGGCCGCAGTCACATCCCGTCGTCGGGCAGGAGCCGAAGTGTCGACGGTGGGGACACTCGACGCAGTGTGGTTGCTCCGCGTCTGCAGCGTCGCCTGCCGGATCGGCAGCCGCCCCGGGTGTCGTTGGGTCGGTGTTCACCGGGCGTCCCTGTGGCTCTGGATGTACCGGTAGGCCGCCATCGGCACGATGTCCGACGTGTCCACCATCACCAGCTCGAACCGGCGGCAGTACCGCTGCGCGATGGTGCGCTGCACCGTGGTGATGGGGTGGCACACGTCGTAGCCCAGGTTGAGCAGCCGCTCCCGCCACGTCAGCGGCACCATCAGGCGTCCTCGGCCATCTGTGCCACGTACAGGAACTCGGCAGCGCTGGCCGCCTTGGGCACCCACGAGGAGGCCCAATCGTCCAGCAGGTAGGTGTCGATCCGGCGCGACGCCGGTAACGCCTCCTGGCCGTGGGAGCGGAACCACACGACGCCGCCGTTGAACAGCTCGATCCGGTACTTGCCGTTGGTGCGGGACACCCGCCGGATCAGCGTCTCCGGGATCATCTCGGCCACGTCGCGCATGTGGTCGTAGGCCACGGTCAGCGTCTGAGCCTGGTACACCACGCGCCGGCCCCGGATGGCGTCTGCCACAGCGACGGCCAGCAGCCCGTGTGTCTTGCCTGTCTGCCGGTCACCGACCAGCGTCACCGCGCCCATCAGGCTGCCCATCCTACGATCACCTGGGCTCTGAACTGCACCAACGTGGTTGGCGGCAGCTCGTTGCCCTCCTCGTCCGTCGGTAGCAGCCGCAGGCCGTTGATGCGCGGTTCCTGCACCGCCCGCGCCTCGATGTCCCCCACGACGGTCCCCAGGTTGTCGAAGAACGCTGCGGCCGAAGCGCGCAGCGCGGCCATCACGTTGTCGCCGTCGCGGTCCAACACCTCTTGGGCGACGGGGTACTGCACCGCCGTGGTCTGTGGCTGCGTCATCATCTTGTGCTCCTTGTGGCGGGTGGGGTTGGTGGTGAGGAACCGCCGATAATCGGCTATTACGTCGCCTTATGCCGCGGGGGTGCTGACGGCGACCCACGCCCCGGCGACACGGGCGTACAGGGTGGGGCCGGTGCTGTCGATCGCCAGCGTCCCGTCGGCCGCGGCACCCGTTGGGGCACCGCTGGTTACCGGCAGGGTGATGGCGTCGGCCACCAGGTTGTCCACGTACGACTTGGCCGCCAGTGGTGCCACCGCGCTGGCCACCTCGGAGTCGGTCGCCATGTTGGCGGTAGCGGCGGCGATGGCGTTGGTGACGAACTGCTCCGTCACCTCACCCGTGGGGGCCGTCGGGTCGTACACCCCGGGCAGCTTGAGCCCCTGGGCCACGTTCACCACCGCGTTGTTGGCCACGCCCGACGCCGCCACGATGGTGGCGACCTCCACCGCGACGGACCAGCCCGCCACCTTGACGTTCATCAGCCGCACCCGGTACAGGCCCTGCGGCAGGTCGAACCCGGCGGTGCCGGATGCGTTACGCAGCTGACCTGCAACGACGCTGCCCGTCACGTCGCCCGGTCCCTCGATGTCTACGTCCACGCGCTGGATCCGCACGTCGGCGGTGACGGCGTTGAGCCACTGTCCCGTCAGCTTGAACATGGAGCGTTCCCTCCTCGGTTGGCGTTGGTGGCGTGGCCGCACACGGGGCACGCCAGGTACTCCCGTAGCGGCTTGCGGTCCACCACCTGGCCGTTGACCACCAGGGCGACGACGGGGCCGTCCGGGGCGGGTTCGATCACCGCCGACACGTCGAGGACCAGCGGAACCGTTGCTGCCATCAGTCGCTGCCCATCCACGCGGCGGGGTCGAACGGGTTCTGTGGTGCCAGCTCCGCGAGCCTGACCTGGAGCATCGCCAGCGCCAGCGCGGTCCACGGTGCGACCGGCTCAGGCCTTGGGAACTGGAGTGGTGGCGGCGGGATGACCGGCGGCACTGCTGATCCCACCAGCGTGAACCGGCTGTCGTCGGTCAGTGGGCACCTCACAGCGGCCACCCGGGGCACCGGCACGGCTTCTCGTCGTCGCCGTCGCCCACCGTGTGGGTGCAGGGCGTCGAGTGCGACGGGTGCGGCGCGCAGTACCCGCAGTGATCAGGCAGCGGGGCGCGCTCGGGCCGTACCGCCGTCGCGGTGAACAGGTGCCACTCGTACTCGTCAACCGGCCGGTCGAGGTGGGCCGCAACAGCTCTCGACACCAGGCCCGTGGGGTCCACCACGGCGTCGGCGTACGCGGCGATCACCAAACCGTCGGCCGCAGCGGTGTTCTCGAACGATTCCCGCGTCAGCCACTGCAGCGTCGGCAGGTCGTCGGTCGCCAACACGGGCAACAGCCGCGTGTATTCGCGCGATTCGGTGCTCACTTGCCGCCTCGCTGCAGTGCGCGCACCCCGCGACCCAACACGTCCTCGAGGTGGGTCAGCGCCAGGGCCTTGTCGCGCCCGGGCGGCAGGGTGGCGTCCAGGTAGTGGGCCAGCTCGGTGACCTTGCCGGCGAGCAGGTACGCCTTCACCCGCTGGTCGTCCTCGACCTCACCGAACCGGCGTTGGATGTCTTCACTGGACTGCTGGGTGCTGTACATCGAATCTCCTTGGGACGGTGGCTGTTTGGCTCCCCGCCGCGGCCACGCAGCCCGCCCTCGCCCACAAGGAGTTGGGGTTCTGGGTGGCGGTCCGCGTGCAGACTGATGGCGCGCAAGGGATGTGGCCCATTGCTCGCGCGGGCTTGCCCGGCAGTCAGATCGGGTTTGACGTAGCCGCGGCGGGAAGGGCTCGGAACGCAAAACGGCCCCCGGGTGACGGGGGCCGTTGGCTGGAATTTGGGCACAGCGGTGCCGCGGCAAGGGTATAACACGTTGCGCCTGGTTCGCTGCATCGACGTGCAGTTCCTGGCCGGTACAACCACCCCAGGGACACCGTGAACGTCCGGCAGGCGCGCGTGCAGACCGCGGCCGATACCGGCAAACAACGAACCCCCGGGGAAGGTGGCCCCGGGGGTTCGTCGGCTTGGGATCAGCGTTCCATCGGTTGACCTCCCACCGGCCCCTGGGCCATAGAGCTGGCGACGATGGCCAGCACGTCGTCGCGGGTCAACCCCAGGGGTGCGTTCATCTGGTCGGCAGCGGCCAGCGCAGCGTCGGGCGTGGGGTACAGGCCGAAGCACGGGACATAGCCGGCCTCGTTCTCGGTGACCTTGGCGACTTCGTATCCGCGCTGGTCGCGGTTGTAGAACGACTCGTTGGTGTAGTAGCACACCCGGTTGGTGGTGGTCATCGGTCAGTTGTCCTCTCTCGGTGGGGTTGGTGTCGCGGTTGGTGGTTACGTGCTGATGGCGCTGATGATCAGTCGGGCCGCGCCGCGGTCGAGGGCGACATACGGCGCGTAGGTGTCGGGTGGGGTGTGGTGGATGTCCCACGACAGGCGGCCCTCGTTGGTGACGTAGCGCCACCCGTCGCTTTCGGGCTCGAACACCCACACGGTCCCCTCGGTATCGACCGCTGGGGCGGTGGGGTCGGCCAGTAGTTCGTTTCCCTGCATGGTCGTCACCTGCTCCAGTAGTTGCGGGCCTGGGACAGGCGCGATTCCGCGAGGTTCAGCAGCTCCTCGGCCTTCCACGGGTCGTCGGCCATGAGGGCGCGGGCCTCCTCGATCAGTCGTCCCGCGCTGTCGTACGCGCGGTCCCCGGTGGCGTGGTAGTCGGCGCGGCGCTCCTCGTCCGTCCGGTCCAGGCCCAGGATGTGGTCGAGCTGCTGCTGGGCGGTCGTCGTGGTGGTGGTCATCGTGGTGGCCTTTCGGGGTCGGTTGTGGCGCTGGTCAGATGGCCTCGATCTGGGTTTCCAGGACCGTCATCACCACGTCGGCACGGTCCCAGCGCACCTCCACGTTCCGCTTGCCTGACGGCATCGGGGCGTAGTAGCGGATGAAGGTTCCGGTGTAGCCCTGCGACCCGATCAAGCGGACTCGGGTGTTGGGGGCGATGTCGGTGGCCGGGAGTGGCCGACGCACACCAGCGCGGTCGAACTTGGCGTCCTCGTGGGTCGAGCAGCGACGGCTGTAGGTGCCGTCCGCGAAGGTGACGGTGGAGCTGGTGTCCACGCGGCCCTGGCACACGTCGCAGGTGGCGGCACCTGCCGGTTGTACGGTCACGCGGTCGGGAGTGGTGGTGGCCATGCTGTCCCCCCTCGGGGTGTGGGGGCTGGTCCAGTACCTGCCCCGGTGACTCGTTTATAGCTCACTAGACTTTTAACATGCAACTATCTGCATGTTTGTCCAGCGCAAGCGGCTATTGCAGGTCGGGGCAGTAGGCGACGATTGCAGCGTCCAACAGTGCCACCACCGCGTCCCGGTCGATACCGGATTCAACGGCCTCCTGTATCGCGCCATCCCAATCAGACCGAAGCTCGGTACACGCCCTGTGGCCCACCCCCGTCAGCACATCTGTTGGCACAAAGCTGAACTGACGCTGCCACATCGCCTCGTCGCTCTGGAGCTGGTCGAGGAACACCCGGTCCTGGTCAGTGAGGGCAACGGGGGCCGTCGTGCTGGTCGCCGTGGTGGTGCTCGTCGGGGTAGGTGGGGTTTGGCCGGCGGTCGAGCAGCCGACCAGCGCGACGGTCAGCGCCGCGAGCAGCGCAATCATGGGTTGCCTTGTCGCCATGCCGCCCCCTTCGGGGTTCGTCGGGCTGGTCGGTACCTGCCCCGGTGAATCAGTTATAGCGGTCGTGGTTTTGGCCGTGCCCGGCAGCGTGTCGGTGAGCGCACGCCAGGGTGTCGGCCTCGTCGCTGTGGCCCAGCAGATGGCACACCCACCGCACCCCTCGGTCGTCGCTGCACCCACCACACAACGCCTTGGTGGCGTGTGGGCCGCACGGCGTCACCAGCACGATGGTGTCGCCCGCTGGGATGGGCTCGCGCTTCCACACCTCGGCGATGATGGCGTCGGCCACCCGCTGCCCCTCCGGGGTCAGGCTGGCGTACCGGTACTCCGACGTGACCAGGCCACGAGCGTGGAGGCTGGCCAACACCTTTCGCTCCGCGCTCCCCCACTTCCGTTGGCTGCCAAAGTGATTGCCTTGGTACAGCCGCATGTCGTGCAACATGGTCTGCTGGATCTCCCCCAGCTGGTCGGCGTTCATCGCGCCGACCATGGAGTGATCGCCAGCCCTCCACCGTCGAGGTAGCGCCACTCCAGCCCCAGCCGGTCGCACAGCTCGGTGACCTGTTGTGCCGGCGACCCGTCGTTGGCCGGTCGGCCCACCATCACGGGGAAGTGGGCCGGGACGATGAACTCCAGCACCCGGGGCCGGTCCTCGACCTCCAGGTCCAGCTGGAAGACGGCGGTATAGATGGCGTCGCCGCGCTCCAGCCGGTGGGTCTGCACCTGGGCGATAAGCGGTGCGTCGTCGGCACCGTTGGGGGCCACCAGATCCCCCACGCGGACCTCCCGGGCCTGCACGCTGTGGTTGACGATCATCGGTAGTCCTCTGGGTCGTCGCAGTCCTCCGCGTCCATGAAGTCCTCAATGCGGAACGGCGGGTGGCACTCCCCGCACCACACCTGGTGCTGGCCGTGGGGGCAGGCCAACGCCGTTGGGATCAGCCCGCCCGTCAGGTAGGACTTCATGTGGCCCAGGGCGTCACGCGGCAGCAGACCCGACATCCACCAGCCCAGCACCATGCCGACGGCGGCTGACGCGCCGGATCGCATCTGCTCCAAGGTGTCCCAACCGCCGTCGATGACGTGGCCCAGCGCCACCCGCTGGTAGTCGTGCAGCTGGTCACGCCATGGCGGCAGCGGCTGGAACTGCCACCGACCCTCTCCGTCCTGGACCACGTTGCCCACGCGCCACGGCCCCGTGCCGGGGTGGAACACGTAGGCCATCTTCACGGTGGGCTTGGCCGTCGCGGCGATCTCTACGGCGATCACTGGGCCACCGCCGTCTCCAGGTCATCGAACGTATTGCGCGGCAGCTGATTGGCCAGCCACCACGCGAGCAGCATCCCCGCCACCACGTAGGCACCGTTGCGGGCCTGCTCCATGTCGCCCCACAGCTGGGCGATGCTCTCGATGCTCAGCCGCTGCTGGCTGTTGAGCCGGTCCTTCACGTAGGGGGTCAGCTCCAGGGTCCATCGGTCGTGGCCGCGGCGGTCCCCGACGGGCAGCTGTCGGATGTGGCCCACCAGCTGGGGGTGGTGGCCGTACCGATTGAGCTGGATTGACCGGCCCATGTGGCTGTCCCAGGGCAGCCCGACGGTCACGCTGAGGGAGATGGATGTTGTTGTCATGCGGTGTCTTTCGTTCAAGTGGTGCGGTTTCGTGGATTGTTGCCGGGTGGTCGGACACGTCACGCCATACGCGGCCCCTTGCATACACAGCTGGTGTGCCCGATTCCCCCGCAGGTCGGGCACACCAGCTGGCCGTCGATGGACCGCTTGCGGTCGGCCAACGGAACCCGTTGGGGCTCAACCAGGTGCAGGTCAGTGATGGGCCGGCGGCCGCCCTTGCCGAACGTCCGGCTGTGCAGTCGCGTGCCGAAGTATCTGGCGGGAATCTCACGCGACACCTGGACCAGGGAGCCGGTGGCCCAGGTGATAGTCCACGGCCGGGTGCCGCGGCCGATGGTGACCAGCTGGCCCTCGCGGAAGTCGTGGGTACGGTCGCAGTGGCTGTCTGGCCCCCACAGGCGGCGCTGACGGTCGCAGTCGCTGCAGGCTTGGCGGTCGTGGGTGTAGGGGTCGGTGGTGCTCATCGGTCGGCCCCGCGTCAGCGGGTGCTGGCGTCGTAGGCCGCGACGATGGCGCGGCTGTCCTCGTCGTAGACCCGGCTCAACGCCTGCTCCAGCGCGCGCTTGGCGGTGTGGGGGCTGACGGGCTCGCCGTCGGGCACGATGTCGAGGAAGTGGGCCACCACGCGCTTGCCCATCTTCAGGCCGTCGATCACCTCGGCCGCGATGTCGGGCTGGCCCAGGCTGTGACGCACCCCGGCGGTGGTCAGGGTGTGCTTGATTGCCACCTCCCAGCCGTCGCGCTTGGCGTTGGTCGCCTTGCGGATGCGGAAGGTGTACAGCTCGGTGTCGGCCCAGTACGCCCGCGACATCTCGCTGTCGTACTTCCACGTCATGGCGGTGGTGGTGGTGGTCATCGCTACCCCTGGGGGTTGGGGGCTGGTCTCATACCTGCCCGTTGTGACGGTTATAGCTCACTAGACCATGCGGCCACAACCACCTGCACAAAGGCCGTGCAGGCGCGATTCTGCCGGTTAGTGGTTGTGGTGGTCCCGACTAGTGGGTGGCCGTCTGGCGGCAGCGACGGCAGGGGTGTGGGCGGTACCGCTACGTGACGGAGGTGAACCGGACGTTGAACAGGTACACCGCCACGTCGGACGGCAGCACCTCCACCACCTCGGAGTACCCCACCCCGGAGGCGATCCCGTCGCCGATCACGTTGTCGGGGTAGCTGGAACCGCACAGCACGTCGGAGCAGCGCGCCCACGTACCGAACGCCTGGTCGTCCATCAGGCTCACGGTGTACCGCCCGGGTGGCATCGCAGCCTTGAGGCCGCTGTGCGGGTGCTGGCCGACGGCATACACCCCGTTACCCCGGTAGGTGTCGCCCGATGGTGCGGCGGGGGCGGCAGCGGGTTCTGCGGTGGGTGCTGCTGTGACGGTGCGGGTCTCAGTCACCGTGACGGTGGAGGGGGCGGCGGTGGGCTGCTGGCCGCAGCCGGCCAATATCGCGGCAGCGGCGGCGATCACGGCGACGGTTCGACCCATGTGGTGAGGGTAGTTCCAGCCGGGCCAGCAACAAACCCCCCAGCGGGTGGGGGGTTTGTCGGGTGGTGTCGGTCAGTCGTCGGCAGGCTCGTTCTCACACGACGGGCACCGCTCGGTACCGGTCACCGTGCCGTCGTGGCCCTCCCCGCAATCGGGGCACTCGTAGGGCTCGATCTTCTCCAGCTTGACCCGGGTCAGCTCGGTCTGCTTCTGGCCCTGGTACTCGTCGTGACCCTTGACCGTCGCGCGCCGGATCACCGCGCGGTCGCCGCGCTCCACCTTCCACAGGCACTCCGCGGTACCGAACACCTTGGCCACCTGGCCGTCGGCCGTCTTGAGCACCACGAACCGCTTCCAGTCGGTGCCGTACCGGTACCCCGGCACCTCGATGCTCTTGGCTACCTCCACCGTCACCTCGATGTCGGCCAGCTTGTCGCCCTCCTGGCCCATCACCGTCTGGTTCAGGGTGGCGCGGCGCGCGTTCTCGGTGTGGGCCTCGTCCCAGGCGGCTGCCCATTCCGCGGCTTCCCGGGCAACCCGGTTCTTCTCCTCGATGTCGCGCCAGTAGGCGTCGATCTGGTCGCCGTACTCCAGCGCGAAGGCCTCGCTGCGGGCGTACTTGCGGGCGGTGCCGACGCTGATGCTGCTCTGGCCGTGCCCGTTGCAGTCCCAGCAGCGGCCACCGTCGATGTACCCGAACGCCTCGATCCGACCGGTACCACCGCACTTGGCACACGGCACCGGCACCCGGTCCTTGGCGTCACGGCCGGGGTGGGGATCGGTGTACAGGTTCAGGGTGACGGTGCCCAGGATCTCCGACTTGTAGGTGGGCTTGCGGGTCGTCATGGTGGTCATCGGTCCCTCCGGGGTCGGGGCTGGTCTGCTACCTGCCCGATGGGTGATTTATAGCTCACTAGACGGCCCACCCGCAACCACCTGCTGAAACGTCGAGCTTGCAGCGTCGGCCAGCGGTGGGACCAGGTGGAGGTGGCGGGCCTGGTGTAGCGGTCTCCCCTGCTGGGCGCGTAGTCGTCGCAGCAGCTCGACGGTGACGGGGGTATGGGCCATCACCGGCCCAGCGCCGCGCGGCCCCGGTCGGTGATGCTGTACCGGCTGGCCTTGGTCATCACCACCCGCTGACCCGTCGCCACCATCGACGGCCGCGACTCATCCACCACCAGCCCCTGAGACGCCAGCTGGGCCAACACCTTCCGACTGTCGGGCACCCAATCGGCTTGGGCCGCTTCACCGGTCCACCCCGTGGTGGTGCGCTGGGGCCACGAACCCTGGCGGGCCAGCGCGCCCAGGACGGCGCGCTCTCGACGTGACAGCTTCACGGCATACCCCCCGCCCCCAGGAATCCCATACGGACCGACCGCTCGGAGTCACCCGGGTGCGGCACGTCCATCACCACGGTGCCGCCGTGGAGCAACACCAGCTCAGCCTCGACACCCAAGTGGCGCAACGGGATCGTTGAGAACCGCGTGCCCCGGTAGCCCGCGCGCAGGAACTCAGTGGTGATCACCATTCCAACCTGCTGGATGTCGCCTGCTCGGCTGGTGGCCACCCGGAACTCCCAGGCATCTTGGAACGGGATGGTGCAAGGGAACACCGCGCACTGCACCGTCACGATGTCCAACGTCATCACCCCAGGCCGGGGCGACCCGGGAGGATGCAGGATCGGGCCGCTTCTGATGGGCGGCAGGTCATCCCAGTGCAGAGCCATCGCGTCGCTGATCGCGAACTGCTGGCGTGAGGGGTGGCGGTTGTCGATGGGGTTGTACGGCGGCCGCCGCTCCCCGACTGCTCGCCCGACCCGGAATCCACTGGGCGGTACGCCCGGATCGGCCGCCAGAATCTGGTCCAGTACCGACCTTGCCTGTCCGATGTTGCGGGCCGCCCGCGTCATGGGGTTGTCGGTGTCCTCTTGGCGTGCCCACACGTCGGTGTCGCGCTTGGCCCCCTCCTCGGGGTTGCCCTCGATTCCCGTTGCCCCAGGGCAATCGCCGCGTTTGAGCCCGTGCCAGCTGCCACCGCACTGGGGGCACTTCTCTGTGTAGGGCTTGCTGTAGTCGTCGCGTGGGCCGCCGGCCAGCTGGTCATCCACCAGGGCGTCGATAGCGTCGATCACGTCCTGTTCCGGGTTGCGTTGCGGCTGCTTGCCGCCCCAGATGGCGCGAACCTCGTTGATGCAGCGCGTGCATTTGCCCCGGCCGCAGTCGTCGCACAGCTGGTGTTCGGGGTAGCTTCCCGCGACGAACGGCAGCACGTCCTCACCGCAGCAGCGGCAGCTCTGGTACTCCGGGTTGTCGCAGTGTCGGCACCGTCCCGGCCCCGCGCACTCCACGATGTCGCCGTTGGGCATCTCTCGGCGCGCCGTCACCTACCGGCCCTCCAATACACCACCACGGCACCGATGGCGATCACGCCGACCACAATGGCCGTGATGATCAGCGCCTGTGCGGGGGTGACGATTACGACGCTCACGCTGTTGCCTCCTTGCCTTGTCGTCGGGTTCGTTGCCGCGTCAGGTACGCCAGCAGGTCGCCGACGTTGTACCGGGGTCGGCCGTCGGCCCCCGGCTCCTCGATAATCCCGTCGCGCCCTTTGCGTTTGCGGTATGCCATCTGGCGAATCTGCTGCTCGTTGAGCGTCACCAGGTGCTTGAGATGCAGCACCATGTCGGCCGCGGTCAGCCAGGCGTCGTGGTCGATTGGCTCGTCGGACGGGACGGTCCAGTACACCCCTTGGTCCTGCCACTGGCGGTCCAGGTTGGCCACCGCGTCGGGGTTCATCTGCTCGGCCAGCCGCCGGTACGACAGCGCAACACGTTTGGCCTTGTCCTCGGCGGTGTCACCCGGGAACCGCCACACCCTCTGCTGCTCGGTCACTAGCTTGCCTTTCGGAACGGTGTCATCTTGCCGTCGGAGTACCGCCAATCGTTCCGGCCGCACAGACATCTGGGGCCGTACACATCGGGGCGAATGTGCCTGCGCGGCACCGTCTCGGCGTGCCCGCACCTGCCGCACGTCAGCATGATGGGGGTGTCGTCCTCGTGGCCGATGCACAGCCCGCACACCTGGCTGCACGCCGGCATCCCGATGGGTACCCCGGGGGCGATGTTGGTTCCCGCCTGACGGCACAGCGCCTCCACCCCCACGGTGATGGGGTCGGACGCTTGGAGGTGTTGGCGGCACAGATATGTCAGCCGGATGGACTGGCTGGCGGGCCAATCCACCACCACCGCGGCCTGTCCGCACTCGCGGCACCGTTCCTGGTCCGGTTTGGCGATCACCGACAGGTCACGTAACCGTGGCCCGCCTTTGGTGTCCCACTGCTCCAGGTGGGCCGAATACCACCGGCTCTCGGGTGCCGTCAGCGCGGCGTGGCCCACGTCCAGGGCGTCGAGCACTGACGGCCTGACCCCCAGCACCGCCGTGTCCTCGTTGTAGTCCTCGTTCACCCATACGGTCCAAACCTTCACTGCGGCACCCCCTGCCGGTACAGGTGGTCCGCTACCCAGGCGAACCGCGCGTGGTGGCTGTCCATCGGGGTGTCCTTGGTCGGCGCGTCGGCCTCACACCCAGGAGAACGCAGGGTGGCGTACCGGATATGGAGCCGGAACGTCCAGTCCACCCTGATGGTGATGTCGCCGCGCCGGTACACCGACCAGTGGTGGCCGCATTCCTTGGTCCCCTGCTCCACCGACCACCCCCGCCGTTGGGCAATGCGGTCCAACGCCTCTCGCGCGCTGCGGGGCTTGGGCCTGCGCGGCTTGGGGGTTTGGGTGGTGTAGACAGGCGCGCTCACCGAAAGTGTCTCCTCTGAACTCGGTTGTGGCTGTAGGTGTTTGGTACCGAAAATGTGGAATCCCATCAGACGCCGTACCTCAGACGGTCGAGCGCCAGCGAGTCGGGTGGCAGCCACGTGGACCGTTCCTCCACGTTGTGCGGTGGCGGCCCGGCGTCGTAGCGCCGTCGCCGGTCGGGTGGCGGGTCGAAGTCCCCGGGGTCCGTCAGGGGTCGCCACGGCAACAGCCGGGCCGGCGGCAGGTTGGTCAACACGTCCACCACCACGTGGGTGGTGGCGATCATCCGGTCGGCGTACAGGCCGGTGGGCACGCGGTCCTGGGTGATCACGCGGGCACGCGCGACCTCGTCGGCCCGGATTGGCACGCGGGTGATGCCGTCGAGCACGACCGTCAGCAGCACCGCCGCCTGGTCGTCGGTGATCTGGTACTCCACGATGTCGGCCGACCGCATCGGGCTACGCCACCAGCGGAAGTCGTTGGGCAACAGGTAGAACGGGCTCCAGCGTTCTCCGATGCGCCACGCGCCGTCGCTCCTGGCGGCTGGCGGTTGGGCGTTGAGGCACCCGGGGCAATTGGCCGGGTGGTGTGGGATCGGCATCATTCCTCGACCCCCGTTCCCCGGTTGCCCCAGGTGGTGACGTGCACGTGGGTGTAGTGGTTGGCGTTGGGATTGCCGCGGCTCGGCATCCGTTGGGCCGCACCGTCGGGCGTCCGGTAGGTCTGCTGCCAGATGACGTACTTGACCCCCAGCTGCGCCGCGTGGGCCAGCACGTCGTCGGCGATCCGGTCGCCCAGCGCCTTACCTTCGGGGGTGTCCCACCCGGGGATCATCACGTCGGCCGCGTGGCCCGTGGGGTGGTCGGGGAGAGCGTCGGCCCGTACGGTGCCGATCTGGCCGACCTCGGGGTAGTGGGCCCGAACGTAGTCCACTACCAGTTGGGTATCAGGTTGGAGTCCATTGCTGCTGGTGACGGCTGGTGACAAGGCGATCAGCGTTGCCACGACGGCGGCCGTCACTGGTCCGCTCCCGGCGGCAGCTCGCTGGGGCCTGTCAGCACCGCCAGCGACAACACCGGTTCGCCGTGCTCGATGGTCAGCGTTGCCCGTGGGGTGTCGTCAGAGCCCGGGACGAGCCCAAACACCCTGACGTTGCTGATCACTGACCGCAGCAGGATCGGCCGGCCCGCCTTGGGCCGCAACGAATCGCGGATGTCATCGACCGTCAGCGACACCACGTCGAGGTGGTGTTGGCCGTGGTACAGCCAGCCGCGCCCCTTGACCCGGCGGCAATGCTGATACAGCAGGTCCACGGCGGCCGTTTTACCCGCCACCCCCGGACGGAACTTGTGTTGGTGGTTCACGATTCGCTGTCCTTTACCTCGTTGATCGTTCCGGGTTGGCCGATCAGGTAGACCGCGCCGCCGTCGGGTGGCCGCACCACCACGCACCCCGGGAAGTGAATGGCCACACCGGAAGTCAGATGCTCGATCTTCAGGTTGTCGCCGGTCTGTAGGTCGGTGGCCGATGACCAGTGCTCCAGCCCGTCGTCGGGTGGGTCGGTCATCGGCGTCAGCTCCAGCGGCACCGGCTTGCCGTCGCGGACGATCCCGATGTTGGTGGGCCGCATTACCAGCACTCCCCTCGGTGGTAGGTGTTGCAGTACGGGCACAGGTGGCCGTGCCCTTCGGTCGATAGATCGGGTTCGTCCTCCCCGTCGGGGACGGGACACGTTGGGGCGTGGACCCAGCCGTCGTGCTCGCTGGCGCGGATGTCCGTTCCCTCCGGGAACCGCTCACCGCAGTTGCCGCACACTCCGGGGTAGCGGGCCTGGAACGTGTTGTCGCTCATCGGTTGTCCTCCAGCGGCCAGTTGTCGAGCACGTGCTGGCACGCCTCCATCTCGATGGGCTGCATGTTGTGTGGCTGCTGCTCGCGCCACGACCGCCAGAACGGGTTGTTGGCGTAGGCCATCGCCCACCAAGCGGCCCCGTACTTGCCCGTCAGCCGGGCCAGCAGCGCGGTCCACCCCTGGGTCTCCATCACCGGCCGGCCCCCGGGGTGTAGAGCACGCGGGCGGTGAGGTCGTCGGGGCTCATGTCGTAGACGCCTTGCCATGCGTTGCCGTTGGCGTCGAGCACGACGATTTCGTGGCCGTGCTGGTCCACGTATTCGGCCAGCTGGTCCAAGGTCTCGATGCGTGGATGCAGCGCGGCGTCGATCAGCTCGGCGACGTGCCGTTCGTGCGCGGGTCGGTAACCGCCACGCCAGTCGCACCCGCTGCCCCGGCATGTGGTTCCACCTCTGCCCCAGTGGAATTGATGGGCCGCGAGGATTGCGGCGATGTCAGCCTGGTGGGTCATCGCTTGGCCTTGGGTGCGGCGGTGACGCGATCTTCTGGCCGCTGGTGCGGTTCGGCACCGTCGGTCAGAACCCCCGACAGCGCCTGACGGATCACGTTGACGATTTCCACCGCCTGGGCGGGGTTGTCCTGGATGGTCTGCACCAGGTTGTCCCATTCGGCCGTCAGTGCGTCCGAACGGATTTGCAGGCTGTCGAGCCGCCAGTATGCCTCGGCCAGCAGGTAGCGCAGCATGTCGTTCTCCTCTCGTAGTTGGATCTCGTCCAGCACCAGGCCGGACAGAAAGTCGTATTCGGCTTCGGTCCACGACGCCCCGCAGGTCGAGCAGTTGACCCGCGCCTGGCCGTCGTCTCGGCCCACCGTCATTGCCCCGCAGTACCGGCCGCGTTTGTCCATCGCGGGGCATGGCATCGCGTAGTGGTGGCGTAGCCGGTCCTTGCCCAGCAGCTGGCCGACCCGTCGGCTGGCCTTCACGATGTCGGCCGCCACGTCGAGCCCCGACACCTTGGCCACCACGCGCGGCTGGCCCAGCTGACCGGTGGGGTTCCATTCGTCGTCGCCCGTGGGGATGCGTGACCACACCAGCGTGTCGGTGGCGGGGGCGGCCAGCAGTTTGTCGATGCGGGGCAACAGGTTCTGTACCGCCTGGTCAATGGCCTGGGCGTCGCGCTGGTCGCTGCGTCCGCGCGACCGGTCGGTGGGCTTGCCCACCATCGCGGTGGCGCGTTCGGCCAGCTCCACCAACCGCGACATCAGCGCCTCCACCTGGGTGTTGAGCGGGATTGCGGGCTCACGGGTTCCACCCACGCGGTCGTTGAGGTCGGCCGATGCCGTCTGGCCCAGGTGGGCGCGCAGCCGTAGCCAGTCCTTGGCCATGTAGCCGACGGCTCGCTGTAGCCGGTAGTTGCACCCACCGCACAGCGGGCCGTCCACCACCAGCGCGCCGCGCCGGATGGTGCGGCCGTCGGCGTCGGTCTCCTTGGTGTCGGCGTTGACGCAGTTCTCACCCGACCGGCAGCGGTGGTTGTCGGGGTCAGACATGTTGTCCCTCCAGATCATTGGCGATGGCCAGCAGCACGTCGCCGTGGCACGGCTGGTCGAGTCGGCACCAGCAGGCCAGGTCGCGGCCGCGTAGCTCGGCGCGGGCGGCGGCCACCAGCTCGTCCGTCAGGTCACGCCGGTACGCCTGAACGGCCCAGTGGGCGGCATCGGCGGCCGCGAAGTGACCGAGAATCGCGTCCTCGGTGATGTGGTGGACCACGGCCCCGCGACCGAACGGCATCGCGTGGTTGGTCTCGGGCGTGATGCGCCACGGGTTGCCCCACTTGGTGGGGCGGCCTACGTACACCGCTCCGGGCAGCATCCCCGGGGTGGTGTTGCGGGTCCGCTGAACTCGCTTGGGGCTCACATCGACTCCTGTTCCCAGCTGTCGTCGCAGGTGATGCAGGTCCGCAGCACATACCGTCTGGCCAGCAGATGCAGCGCGCCGTCCTGGCCCTTCATGTCGGCCATCTCGGCGTCGTGCAGCGCGTTGGTCCCGCACGTCGGGCAGGGTTGCCGCACAAGGAAATGCACCGACACCGACCCGAAGGTGATGGGGTATGCCGGGAAGTGACGGGCGATGGTCTGCTCCCACGGCGACCACAGCCGCGGCGCGTTGACATCCACCTCCACCACCGCCTGGTCGAACTCGTGAGGGAACGACAACACGTCGCCGGGTTCTAGCGTCCAGTTGCACCTGTGAAGTCGCATCCAGTCTTTGGCGCTCCAGGTGGTGTCGAACGCCAACGGCCCCTTGCGTCCACCGGGCCGTTCCAGCCACACCAGTCCGTCCCCGGCTGTCAGTCGAATCACACTGCTAGTTGTCACTTCTCACCCCATTCCTGGCCGCACGCGCGGCACTCTCTGATCACTGCGGGCACCGGCTCGGGATGCGGCAGGTCGGGTGGCCGCAGCCAATGCACGTCGATTTCGCCGCACCTCGGGCAGCTCCCGATGGCCGCCAGGTCGCGTTGCTGGTAGTGGCGGCTGTTGCGGAATCTCGGTGGTGGTGGCGGTTGCAGGGCCGCAACCATTTCCCCGCTCCACACGTGCTCCACCTCCCGGCGCGCCTCCTCACTCAGGGGCCGCTCGGTCGTCAGCACCTTGGCCGGCGGGGGTGTGGGGTCCAGCGGGGGAAGCGTGACGGCGGCGTAGCGCCCACCGGTCCACAGGTAGACCTCCCGGCCGAACACCCAGTACTTGCCCGCCTCGTCGGGCCGCAGGTTGACCGGCAAGTCAGCGGGCGATTCCAGTGGCGCGCCCATGTGCAACGTCATCCACGGCTCCACCACGGGCCGGTTGGTGTAGCGGTCGCGCCACGAAAACAGCAGCGTCTCAAGCTGCCTGACCGGCAGCTCCTCACCCTCGGCACGCCACTCGGCCTGTGCCGGCTTGGCCACCATCACTCGGCGGTACTGCACCCCCGGGGGCAGCACCACTGGCCGAGCGAGCTCGCGCACCTCGTTGGTCCCGACGATCCCGTTGGCCCGCAACGCGGCCAGGTGGGCAAGCAGGCTCCGGTCGAACTCGTTGGCCGCGTCCCAGTTCAGCGGGGGCGGTGGTGGTCGGCCGTTGGTGCGCGGCTCGCTGTCCCCATCGCGGACCAGCCGTAGCTTTGCGCGCTCCCGCTGCTCCCACGGCGTCAGTGGCCGGAACACCTTGCCGCTCGGCTGATCCGGCCCCACGTTGATCACGGCTGGTCCTCGCTGACGTGGCCGATGTCAACGAACGCGGGGTCCAGCTCCACGATGGGCTCGTCGGGCAGCTCGTCCCCCGGCAGCCACAGGCGTGCCACCATGTTGGCCAGCCACCCGCCTGGCGGTGGCGGCGTCGGTCGGCTCCAGAAGCACTGCGGGCACAGCGACCGGGTGCGGTAGTAGGGCCGCTGGTCGTCGGTCCATGCGCGTTCGCACACCATCGTCAGCTGGAACCACCGGAACGCCTTGCCGCATGGGCCATCACACGTGGCGGTCGGCGCGGTTGACCAGCCACCGGGTGGTGCCCACAGCCCGTCGGCCCCCACTGCTCCAGCAGGTCGCGGCAGATGTAGCACCCACACGTCCGCGCGGCCGCCACCTTGCGCTCTGGGCCGCCGTTGTAGACGCCGTGCATGATGTCGTCGTGGCCCATAGGCACGATCAGCTGGTGCAGTCCGTCGTCCCCCACCCTCCACCAGCGGCGACGGTTCCAGAACACCGTCTTGGGCAACAGCGCCCGCAGGTTGTAGTCGGACGCCCACTCGGGCCGCTCATGGCGGGGTCGGTGGTTGGTCACCGGCCCCTGGGCGTCGGACTCGTGGAGGTTCACCACCCCACCTCGCGCATCAGGTCGGCCACTTCGTCAATGTGGACGGGCCACAGATCCCAGGCGTCCACTCCGACGTGGAACTGGTTGGGCGGCACCGACGCCCCCTCGTCCACGCGGTAGATCGGGGTGGAGGTGGTGGCGCGCCACGGCCGGTGGGTGTGGCCGTGGAGGATCGGCAGCCCGTGGTCGCGGAGCCGGTACTCCACGTGCCGGTCGGTGGGCCCGCTGTCGCCCTCGTACGGGAAGTGGGACAACAGAACGTCACGGCCGCCGACCTTGCGGCGCGCGAACGGCTGGACCGACGCGAACACCTGCCGGTAGGCCGAATGCCACGTGTGGCTGTCGCGGTACATCGGGTGAATCGGGTCGTGGTTGCCCGGCACCAGGTGCTTCTCGCCGGGCCGGTCAGCGATCCAGTTCAGCGCGTAGGCCAGCTCCTCGCGGCCGCCGACCGATACGTCTCCCATCACCCACACCTGGTCGCTGGTGTGCACCACGGCGTCCCAGGCGCTGGCCAGCTCGTCGTCGTGGGCCGCAACGCACGACGGGCAGCCATCCTGGCCGGCGCAGCACCGGTACCCGCGTGCGGCGGCGGCCAGCCCGTGGCCGATATGCAGGTCGGAGGTGAACCACACGGTGGACATCACTCCACCCCCGTTGCCGGGAGCTCGTCGGCTGGTTGGCCGTCCAGCGCGAACACCGCCACCGCGATGTCGTGGCCGACGGTGAATTCCTTCTTGATCCCCTGGGAATCAGGCCCTGCCAACCACACCGACGTTCCCTCGGGGTGGTGGTGCACCTCCCGCAGCTCCCCCGCGATGTCGGCAATCACGTTGCACCCGGGGAAGCGCCACCGGAACTTGACCATCATCCCGATGTGCTTGGCATTGAGATTGCCGACCGTTCCTACCATCACTACCTACCTCCTTGTTTTACGTTGTGCTTCAACCGATTTGGAACCAGGCGGTTCTTTCTCATCACCGTTAGCTGGTGATCTTCCAGGTGGAAAGGCAGCCAGTCGCCCACCTCGGCCACCCCGTAGGCCCCGATCCACAGCGCGTCGGCCTCGTCGGCGTTCCTGATACGCAGGTCGTGCCACACCCGGCGCGCGTGGTCGCGCATCAGCTCCTTGCTGGCGTTGCCGTTGTCGGTGGCGAACTTCTTGGCCACCTTGGGCGGCACCACCACGACGGGGACACGGGCGATCCTCAACCGGCGATAGATGAAGTGCCACAACGCCGCTCGATCGAACTGGCTGCCGTAGTCGGCCTCATACGCGGGGCCTTCGATCATCACCAGGTCGCAGCCGCGCGACACCTTCGACACCACCAGCTGCGACTGGTAGTCGATCCGGTCTGACCGGTCGTCGTAGCTCTCGCTGTCGTGTCCCTTGCGGCCAACGGAAGTCAGCCCGCTGACCCGGCCGTTGTTGAAGTTGGCGATGCCGGCTGATGTCAGTGACGGGTCAATCCCGGTGATGATCACTCGTCGTCCTTCCGGTAGGGCTCGACCAGCCGGTTGCAGATGGCATCCGATACCTGCTCGACGGCCGCCTTGTGGGTGGACCAGCAGCCCGATGGGTCGGTCTGGCCCGGGGCGTACACCCACCACGGCGGGGCCGGTGGCAGCGGATGCAGCGCCGCGCCCCCGAACGTGCTGCTGTCGGGGTTGATCCGCTTCCGCACCCACGGGGGCTGCTCGTCCTTGTCGGCCTTGCGGATTCGCCACTTGGCCAGCTGTTCGGCCGTCCACTCCCGGCCCGTCACCGGACGCCCCGGTCGTCACGCTTGACCGACCGCACGATGTCGGAGGGCCGCGACATCGGGGACTGGCAGGTGCAGCAGATCGGGTGGCCGCCAACACGGGCCGCGGCGGCGCGTAGCCGAGCAGCGGCACCAATGGCGCTGATCCACAGATCCCGGGCGCACTGCAGGCACAGCAGCTCCACCACGTCGCCGTTGTCGTTGGACTCCGGGCCGTTGCACTGGTGCACCAGGTGGCGCACCGCGATGACGGTGGCCGGCTGCCTGCACCCGTTGCCGCCGTGGGGGTCGCCGGGGCACTGGCAGCGGACGGGCTGGCCGTTCCACCGCGCGTCCATCGCCGCGATGGTGTCGGCGATCTGGGCGTCGGTCAGGTCGTCGGCCATCACGCTGGCACCGCCTGGGCCTTGGCCTTCTGCACCCGGCTGTCGTGGTATGGCGTCTTGGTCAGTCGCTGGTTGGTGCCAGCGACCATGCACGGTGCCCCGATGGCTGCCCTGCAGTGATCGCACGACACCGACAGGGGGTTGACCGCGGAGTAGGGGTTCGATCCGGCAGGCGACGCTGCAGCGGGTTCTGCCGACTCCAGCGCTTTCTCCGCGGCCAACGCCTTCATGGCCTCCAGCCGGGCCGCTGCTGCGCGCTGCTCCTCCGCGCCGGTCAACGCGGGCGTCACCGTCACCTGGCTGTCCGCGCGCTCCGTACGCAGCGCGCGGGCCGTTTGGGCGATGTCACCCGGCAGGGGCTTCCACCCGTTGCCGTGCTCGGCGTACAGCTTGTCCACCGCGGCCAACAGATCCTCGACCGTCAGCCGGTAGCGCTCAAACACCTTGGCCCACGCGAGCATCACCGGCTTGGACGCTTCGGGCAGGTACTGGTCATAGTTGGCACACGCCTGATAGACGGCGGTCGCCACCTGGGGGTACGTCAGTTGCTGCTGCACGGCAGCTCCTTCCGGTCGGTGGTGGTGGTGAGGGTTGGGGTGGGTGCTTTGGCGGCGTTCGGGTCGTCGCCCAGCTCCACGAACAGCGCGGCGGCCGTCGCGGTCTTCTCTTGGTGGCGGGTTGGCTTGCGCGGCCCCGCGTTGTGGGTGTCGGGGTTCATCGACTTGGCCGCTTCAGCCATCAGGTGCGGCAGCAGGCCGGTGCCACCGTCGGGCCGGGCGTCCCACAGCCGCACCGCCTGCCGGATCACCTGTTCGTCGTTGCCTTCGGCCAGCAGCTGACCGACGGCCAGCCTCAGCCCCGTCAGGGTGGCGGGCTGGTACCGGTTGCGGGGCAGCTCCTCGCGCACGATGTCGGCCGCCCTCGTCGCGGGTACGCCGTGGGGAATCTCAGCCGGGGCTGGGGGTGGTGGTGTCTCGCGCTTGCCGGTTGCCATCTCGGTGAACGTCTTGGGTCGGCTGCTCGCGCGCGCGCTGCGCGAAGCGCTTTCCTGTTCCCCTGTTCCCCTGTTCCTCTGTTCCCCTGTTCCAGGCGCGAGTTTCTCGCGAGGCTTTCGCGAGGCTTTCGTGGAAGCTCGCGAACGGGTGGGCTTTTCGCTGGTCGGATGGGCAATCGTCCCGTCAGGCAGCGGATAACGCGGTGCGTTTGGGTGGTCGATCCGTTGGTGGTCTGCCCACCCGTTTACGAACAGATACGACTTGTCCTCGAACGTGTACCGCTCGATGCGTTTTGCTTCGGCAAGTTGCTGCAACCCTCGCGAGACTTTCGCGAACGTCTCGCTAGGGTCTCGCTCCAGGTCGTCGGCGAACAGGTCGGCAGCGATCAGCGCCACCCGGTCGAGCCCCACCCCGTTGTCGTCCACGTACGACCACAGGCCGATGAACAACAGCCGGATACCCCAGTCCTCAAACGCGCTGATGTCTTGCGATCGCCAGAACTCAGGCTTGATGGAGCGGATACGCACTTAGTCCTCCTCCTCGATATAGCGCGGGTCGGGTTCGTAACCCGGGCAGTCACAGCGGGTTCCGTCGCCGTGACGAGCTCGGCACCGACCGCCCAATTCCCGTGGGTCGTGGCTCGACGGGTAGTGCTCGCAGATGCACGGCACACCCCCCTGCGCGACCGCCTGCGCGCGCGGCACCAGCTCGACGGGTTCAAACTCCTGACACCCGCAGCGGTTCGGCACGTGGGGCCCTGACCCGTCCTCACACGACAGGCACGCCAGGCAGCGCCCCGTCCCGTTGACGTGACGGCCGTCCCCCACCCCGTAGACCCCCGTGGGGATGTCGGGGTGGCCACACAGGCACATCCGGGCCGTCACGACGCCACCGCCTCACGCTGACGACGGCGCGCCGCCTGCTTGTTGGTCTCGATCTGGTGGTGGTGGCGGCACAGCGTTTCCAGCCCGTCGAGGTGGTGAGCGCACCCCCACCCGTAGCCCTGGCCCTCGCGCGGGGTGATGTGGTTGACCTCCAGCCGCCGCTCGTACCGTTCCGGCCCACGTGACGGCATCCCAATCTCGATGACCGATCCCGCGATGAACACCCGGGCACGGCCGTCGCTTCCGCACCGGACGCAGCGGTAGCCGTCGCGGTCCTTGGCCGCGTGCCGCGCGCTGGTCCAGTTGTGGTTCTCGCGGAACTCGTTCTCGCACTTGGAGCTGCACCACTGGGTACGGCGTCCCGACAGCCGCCGGCCGCACCGGTTGCACGCCTTGGGCTTGTCAACGAACGGGATGATGGGGCACCCCGCGTCCACCTGGTAGCGCGTCACCGGTCGAACTCCCCGGCGTCCAGTCCCCGACGGGCCGCGACCTTCTCAATCGCGTTGACGGCCCGGGCGTCGGGGTTGTCGATACCGGCAACCCCGTGGGCCGCAGCAGCCGCGCCGGATTCAAACAGCGGCACGTCGGTGGTGTAGTCGAACACCTCCCCGGGCAGGCGACCCCGCGCCACGGCCAGCCGCAGCGCGATCAGCTGATCGCCGTGGCACCCCACCCACCCGGCACACAGCCGCGCGTTGGGGTCATCGCCGTTGGTCTGGTGGCACAGGAACAGCCCCAGCGGCTGAGCGTGCGTGTCGCGGTCGTAGGCCGTCAGCTTGCTGTACTCGCTGGCATCCCAGATCCCCGACGGCACATCACGTCGGTACGGGCACGACGCGCACGGTCGCGGTGCCGGGACGCCCACCCCGGCGCTCAAAGCTGGGCCTCGATCTGGGCCACCACGTCGGCTGGCGGGTTCCACAGTCCCAGCGCGCCCTTGCAGCGGACCGGCTCGGCCAGCGGTCGGGGGTTCTCCAGCACCAGGTGGGTGATGCGTCGCCGTACCCGGCCGCCGTGTTCGACGTACGACGACTCCCCCCACGGCTCATGGCATCCCGCGTCGGGGTGGCAGTCCACCAGGTCCACCACGCCCAGGAACTCACTGCGCGCGGTCCACAGCCGTGATGCGTGGCTGTACTGCTCGGTGGTGCAGTTTGTCGTGGCGGCCTGCCACGCGGCCTCGACCAGCTCTGAATCGCCGCCGCGTTGTGACCAGCGGGCACCCGCGTGGATGGCCAACGGGCCTCGGTAGCTCCACAGCTGGGTCCGGTTCTCGATCAGCTTGCCGTAGAAGATGGCCCAGGCCCACGGCTGCTGTACCGTCAGCGCCTTCATGCCGTCACCGCCGGGTACTGGTCGTGCAGCTGGCCGTCGAGGTGACGACCACCGGCCGACTTGGGGGCGCGCCGCATGACGACGTAATCCCAACGCTCCAGGTCGGTTCGGGTGGCGTGCTCGAAACTGATCGACTTGCCGTTCTGGAACACCAGCCGGTCACGGTTCCTGGCGGCTTCGTCGGGGGCAACGGGACTCCAGTTGCCCCACTGCTTGAACAGGAACGGCACCTTGGCCGCGGCGCACTGGTCACGAAGCGACCGCGCCCACTCGGGATGCATCGGCCTTGCGCCCGTACCGGATTCGCCACCCACCACGACCCAATCAATCCCGGTGAACCGGAACGTCTCGGGGTCGAGCGACCACGGCGTCCCCATCGTGATGTGACCCAGCAGCGGCTCCAGGCTGACCCACCGAACGGCCGCCGGGGTGCCAAGCAGGTACTCCACCCGCGTGTCCCACCATTGCTGGTTCTCCGCGCTGACACCCACCCACACATTGGGCAGCGGCCACGTCATCCCACCCCCGTGGTGGAACACCTTGGCCCGAAACGCCTCCGCGTTGAGCAGGTGCCGCATCCGCGCGTGACGCTTGGTCAGCAGCTGGAACGTGTGCTGTGGCGCTTGGGCCATGACGGCGAACACCCGGGCGATGTAGTCATCGGGGACCGCCTGGTGGAACAGGTCGGCCATGCTGTTGACGAACACCAGGCGCGGCCGGGTCCACCGGATGGGCTGGTCCAGCTTCTCCGGTCGCAACACCACGTCGAACCCGCGCTGGTAGTAGTGACCCTCGGTGCCGCGGAACCGCTCAGCAAATGCCTTGGCGTAGCACCGATCACAACCTGGTGACACCTCGCTGCACCCCGTTACGGGGTTCCACGTGGCGTCGGTCCACTCAATGCCGGATCGGTCACTCATGGTGCCTCCCAAGGGATTGGGGTACGGCTGGACGGCACGTACAGCGGGTGCTTGGGTGACCCGTTGCCGTTGACGCCCAGACACAGCAGCTGCGGTCGCTTCAGCGCGGCGGTGATGTTGTACGGGTAGCCGTTCCACCACCCGACAGCCGCAGGGTGGGCACCCCAGGCCGCGATGGTGCAGGTGGCGATCTTGTTGCCCAGGTAGTCGCGGTTGGCCGGGCCAATCGGATCATCGACATTGGCCAACATGTCGGGTGCCGTCGCGCGGTAGGCGTACAGGTTGTGCACCACGATGCCGCCGTAACCCCACGCCTTGCCGAATCCGATGCAGCGCCGGATCGTTGGGTCGTCCTTCTCCGCGTCGGCGGTCGAGGGGTTGAGCATCACAAACTCCAGCAGCGGGCCGTCGCCCCACCGCCGGATCAGCTCATACCGGTATCGGCCGCACTCACTGATGACCGCGCTGTTGTATGGCTTCGTCACACCATCACCTCCGATTCGTCAAACAGCCCCAGTTGGCCGACCGGCTCGACGCGAACGAGAATCCGTTCCAGGCAGTCCTTCTCGCGGTCGCGTAGGTCCCACACGATTTGCATGTGGTGGGCTTCCTCGTCGTCAGTGCAGTGGTAGGCATCGCGGCCGCGAAAGTCCTTGTGCGGCTGACCCGATGAACACCGGCACCACAGCTCGGTGCACCAGTGCTCGGCCATCTGGGCGCTTTCAATCTGGTTGAGCTCGTCCAGCAGTTCGGGGGCGATGGTGGCGCGGAACGCCTTGATCTGGCTGCGCGTCACCGTCACGCGGATCTCACCCCGCGAGGGGGCGACGATCTTGCCGCCCCGAACCTCAAAGCTGTCCAGCCATTCCGGTGCCCCGTCGCGCGCCGACCCCAGGTAACCGCGCATAGAGGACATGAAGGCGTCCAGGCCCGGGTCGTTGAGCAACGCCCGGGTGATCCCCGTCCCCACCGTCATCAGTAGCCACCGCTGGTCCTGAGTCAGCTGGCCCTTGTTGCTGCTCACGGCATTACCTCCAGCGCGTCCACCCGATAGCCGATGAACACCCGACCGACCCGGACGCTGGCGTCGGCGGTGAACGGCAGGCCCATCACGGTGCCGGTGTCGCCGTCGCGGATGCTCGACCGTGGAAAGAAGTCGCCGCGCCGTCGGGCCTGCTCGTCCAGCAGTCGCGCGTCCGACACCGACAGGTAGACCCGGAATCCCTCGGCGGCCGGCTCAGAGAAGAACCGCGTCCGGTGGTTGATCACCGTCTGGATCACCGACTGCATCAGCTGCTCGGCGCGCCGCACATCGGGTGGCAGATCAGACATTTCCGTCCTCCCGCGCCCGGCTTGCCACCGGCATCGCTCCGACGGCCCACGGCTCTGGGGTGAACACATAGATCCCGTTTTGCTTCACCACGGCGTAGCGGCCGTTGCCGATGGGGTGGGCCAGGCCGTCGTCCTTGACCACCACCACCGGAATGTTGACCAGCGGCGACGGGCTGTAGCTGGGATCCCACCAGCGACGTAACCGGTCGTCCGTCGCGGCCGCGGCCCGGTGGATCGCGGCGTGCTGGGCCGGGGTGACCAACAGCGCGCCGTCCACCAGGTACTTGTCGGCGAATTCCTTTGCCGCGCGGTACTCCTGACTGTCGAGCACCGCACGCAGATCGGCCAGCATGTCACTCATCGCCGACCCCTCCGTTCCCATTTCTTGTGGCAGTCGTCGCACCGCGGCCGACCGGCCGACGGCTTGCCACCGCAGTCGATGCATTGGCGCGGGTTGGCCAGGTATCGCGCCTTCTGTTCTGGCGTCGAGGGTTTGACCACATCACCACCCCCTCCCCCGACGGCGGGCCAACGCCGCCTGTACCTCGTCGTCGCCGTGGTCGGGCTCGAACGCCGCGCGGTCCATCTCCGTCATGGCGTCACGGGCCGACCGCGATTCCTGGGCCTCGTAGACGGCGATCATGTTGTCGTCACTTGCCATTGGGCTCAGTCCTCAGCGCCGCGACGATGCGTTCCAACGTCTCGGCCATCCACTCGCGGTCGTGAGCACCTGTGCCGTTGAACCGGACCCGGCCGTCGGCGTGGACCAGTACCGCCAGGGCGATGTCGTCGGTGTCGGGGCCGATGGCGATCAGCTCCACCTTGTGGTGGTCCTGGCTCCCCGGCTGTGGCGCGCTCATCGGTCGGCCCCCGCGTCACCCTGGCCCAGCATGTAGTCCCAGTTGGCGTACCCGTCGCCCGCGCCGGGGTTGAGCTTGAACGCCAGGGTGGTTCGGCCCAGCACGCTGACCTTGTGGTTCTGAAGGCTGTTGTGGCGCTTGGCGAACGCCTCGGCCTTCTCCCAGGCGTCGTCAGCCTTGGGGAACACCCACTCGGCTTTCACGTCGGCCCCGTACTTTTCGTCCCTGGTGGTGGGGCAGTCGTCGCACACCACCACCACCTCGTCGCACGGCGGCTGGTAAGGGGCGATCACCTTGTCTTCGTCGGCCACCACCGCGCGGCCGAATCCTTCTTCGGTGGCGTACCCCAGCAGGTGGAACTCGTTGCCCCCGACCATGAACACGGGCGCGCCCTGGGGCTGGTCGTCGGCGCTCACCGCTCGCTCCGATCAATCGGCCGCACACGGGTATACGGTCCGTTGCTGGTCAGCAAGCTGGCCGGGTTCTGGAAGACGCCCAGGCCCACCCACCGCGACCAACTACCTGACTCCTTGGAACGCATCTGCCAGCCCTCGGCGGTACCGCGCAGCTCGTCGTCGTCGTTGTCGCGCCACACCCAGCCGTGGTGCTTGTCGGTCAGCTGTTCGACCTCCGACGGCGGGATGTACGGCGTGCCGAACACCCTGGCCTGGAACGTCACCCGGCCAGTAACGCCGTCCCACCCCAGCACCGCGGCGCACATCTGGCACACCCACGGCTGGTCCTCCTCATCCCCCGCTGGGATGGGACCGGCACCACACATTTCGCAGTGGACCAGCCCCGTGGCGGGGTCCAGCCGACCGCCGCGCGTCAGGTACTCGGCCACCTTCTGGCCCACACGGTCGGCCACTGCCAGCGCCTCGTCAGCGACCTTTGCGCCGTGCTCGGCGAGCAGCTGCGCGCCGCTGCGAACGGCTTGGGCCAGTAGCGGTTTGAGCAGGTCGGTCTCCATTGGTGTCCTTCTGTCGCGGTGGGATGGGGCGAAACGTCGCGGTTGTGCGGTCGGTGGCCGCGTCGTAGGTGGCCGACACACACGTGTAGGCCGCACCGTGCATGTCGGGGCCGAACGGCCGGGTCTGTGCCAGTAGCGATTTGGTGACATCACCCCGGTAGTGGGCGGTGTTGCGGCTGGCCTGTGGGAACAGGTCGGAGAAGTCCGTCACTGTTACTTGTCCTCCCAGAGGATCGTGCCGTCGTCAGCGGTGACCTTGATTGCTCGCGGGTCGCCGTCGGCGTCGAACTCGTTGGAAATGTTGGGCACGTCGGCCATGCCCACGGCGTAATCAATTGCCTGCTCGACCGTTTGGGCCTCGCCGTCAGGCACCTCGACAACCTCGCTGACCGACTGGACGACCAGCACGTGGTAGCTCACTGGTCGAACCCCCCGGCGTTGGCAAAGTCCACGATGGGGTCGGGTGGCTGGTATCGGCCGGCGGGCAGCTGGGGCACGCCCATGCTGGCCCCGCGCTCTTTGGCCCAGTGCCGCAGGAACGCCTCTGGTTTGGCCGCGTCCTCTTCCGACAGCGACACCCCCGCCATCCACCCGTACTGCTCACGCAGGTAGTCGCGGCACTCGCGGGCCGCGCGGCGAATCTGGTGGGGTGGGACCGGTGCCCCGGTCATCCACTCCACCAGCTGTTGGACCTGGGCCACGGGGACCAGGAACTTCCCGGTGACCACCGTCAGGACGGTGGCCATCGGGAATTCCTTACGCGAGGCCATCAGCGCCCCACCACTTCGATCTGCTCCAGCGGCGCGTTGGCCAACGTGGCGTGGACTTGGGCCTGAGCCCAGATACCCATGACCTTCTGGCCCAGTTCGTCCATCTGTTCGGTCAGCTGGTCGTACGTCTGGTCATAGACGGTGGTGGCGTCCCGCTTCTCGGCCAGCGCGCCGATTCGGTTGACCACCTCGACCCCTTTGGCCAGAAGGCGTTCGGCCTCGGTGTAGTGCTCGTTGGGCGTCACTACTCGTCGCCTTCGGGGTCGTCGCCCTGCTCGCGCTGCTCACGCTCGCGCTGCTTGCGGGCCGCGTAGCGCTCCCGCGCCTTGCGGTTGCGTTCCTCCCGGGCCTCCCGCTCCTCGTCCGACTCCACCCCGTCGGGTCCAGGCTCCTGGTCGGCGGCCTCGTTCTCGGCCGCCATCTCCTCCACCTCGGCGTCGTCAGCCACCTGGCCCTCGTCGTCGGCCTGGGCTACGAATTCGTCCATGCCGCTGGGCTCGTAGCCGTCGTTGTCCGACTCCAGACCGCTGGTGTCCTCCGACCCCTCCTCGTCGTCGGCCAACCCCGTGGGCTCGGGGTAGTCCCCCTCGTCGTAGTCGGGATCTTCGACCACCTCGGCGTCCACCACGTCGTCGTCGCTGCTGCCCGACTCGATGGCCAGCTGAGGGGTGGTAATCGCGGCAGGCTCGTCGCTGCCGTCCTCGTCGGTGAACTCCCCGTCAACCACATCACCCGGGGTCTCGGCGTGACCGCAGTGGGGGCAGGGCTCCCGGAACAACCCCGCGCCGTCGTCGGGCTTCTGGACCCCGATCTCATAGACGTTGCGCGCCTTGATGGTGCACACCGTCTTGGTGTCGCCGTTGTCCTGCAGTTCGTCCGACACCTTCACGCAGGTGCCCGCGATCACGTACCGGCGGCTGTCACCCAGCTGCGGCGGGTTGGACAGCGATCCCGACCGGCCCTGAAAGGCGATGATGGCCTCGTCGGAGTACTCGGAATCGACTGTCGTGGTGTTGGTTTCGTCGCTCACTTGCTGCTCTCCTCGCTGTTCTCAGTGGTGGGGGTGGCGGTCAGGATCGAAAGCACCTCGGCTGCTTGGGCTTCCGTCAGCTCGGCCAGATCGGTGATTGCGCCGCCGATGATCTGGCCGACGTAGGCCAACGTGTCCTCCCCCTTGGGGTTGGTGAACGTCTCCTTGGCCAATGCGCGCTTGACCTCGGTCAGCTGCTTACGGCTGACCAGCGCGGGCTCCTCTGGTGCCGCGCCCGCCGCCGGGTCGTCGTCACCGACGGCGGGTGCGGGGTCACCCTGCGCGGCTTGGGGTTCGGCCGCGGGGATTGGTTGCTGCTCGGGGATGGGGGCCTGCTCGACCGACTGATCGGCCGGTCCCGGCTCAGCGGGGTGCCGCTGCTCGATGGCCGTGGCTTGCCCCGCCTGGGCCAGCAGGCCCGCCACGCCCTTGGCCTTGGTCGGCCGCGACGAGGTGACCCGCTGCACCACGGTGCCGTCGGCCAGCTGCAGATCCTCGACGCTGTTCGACATGCCCAACAGCACGTCGGGCCACAGGATTCGGGACACCTCGGTCTGGGCCTTGGCCCGCAGCATTTCCGTGGGCATCTTCTGGTACAGCGGGTTGCGGGTGAATCCCGCCCGGTCGGCGCGCTCGATGGTCCATTCCGCGCTGGCCGTCTTGCCATTACGCCGACCGGCCCACACCACCCGCTCCGGGCTGGCGCTGACTTCCCAGATGTCGTCGCCGTCCGGGCCGCCCCCGCTGCCGTTCTGGTCGATCCACGCGCGGATCTGGGCCACCATCGTCTTGGCATAGACGGCGGGCTGACCGTGGACCGGGAACACGTTCTGGGCCGCTTGGAGCGCCGACAGGCCAATCTCCGACCCGTACATGATGGCCCCGGCCAAGTCGTAGGCCGCGTTGATGCCTTGGCACTCACGGTTGGGGTTGTTGTTGGTCGGGACGTAGTACCACTGGAACCGCTGGGGCACCATGTTGGTCTTGGACATCGCCTTGGCGATTCGGAACGCCGTGTCCATCGCCGCGGCCTCCGCGCCCATCCGCTGCAGTGCGGGTGTCGTTGGGGCGGTGTACAGCTCGGTGGTGTCGAACGGCTGAACGTCCTGCTCGTCGGGGACCACTACATCGGTTGACTGCTCGGTCATGCGGATGCACCTTCCATTTCGGTGTTGGGTTGGGTTACAGGTGGTTTGGGCTCAACGACGTACAGCGACACCGTTCCTTTGCCGTTTGCCTGACGGCGCGCCACGGTGTATTTCTCGTCTTCACCCAGCTGGACCACGCCGTACTGCGCGCGGCCCATCAGGTCGAGCACGCGAGTCTTGGCCCCGCGCTCCGTCTTGGTCATCGACTTCAGTTGCGCTGCCGCGCCGTGCCATTCGTCTGCCAGCTCCATCGGGATGATGGCCTCAGTCCCCCGGTCGATGTCGGGGTGCAGCTCCCGCACGCACTCGTAGGTCGCCACGGTGTCGTCCAGCGGTGGTGGGGTGTCCTCGGCCAGCGATGCGTAGAACGCCGCGCACCGGTCGGTGATCAGCTTGAACACGTCGTCACTGGGTTCGATGTGGTACGTGTGGTGCTTCAACCACGGCCCCAGGACGCACAGGTGGGCCGGGTGCTTCTGGAACGCGGGGCCGGCGAACAACATCTGCGCGCTGACCTGGGCCACGTAATCCGCTGGGGCCTGGTCGGTGAACTCGTCGCCCCATTCCTCCAGCGACCGGGCCGTCTTGAACTCCACCACCCGGCGGTAGCCTCCCCGACGGGCTCGGCGGTCCAGCGTCACCGCGAACGGGAACCCCAGCTCGGCCGGGTCACCCACGATCTGGACCTCTCCCGGCGACAGCTGCCAGTCGGGGTTGTCCTCCTTCCACAGATAGGCCAGCGCGGGCTCGAAAGCGTGGCCCACGGTGAAGATGTCCTTCTCCGGTTCCGGCGGCACAAGGCCTTTCATCCGGTGCCACAACCGATATGGCGACTCCCACCGGCTGACGCCCAGGATGGCCGCCACCTTCGACGGCGTGATGAGCTTGTGCCACTCCTCGCTGCCCGGCGCGATCTTGACGCTCATCGGGCACCACCGATGGTGGCCAGGAACATGTCGTAGCCGCGCTCACACTCGGCGTAGTCGAACTTCTTGCCCGGCGGTTCGATTGCCGGGAAGTTGTCGCGCGACCACCCACCCTTGGGGGCCTGCAGCTTGCTGACTGTCCGGCCGTTCATCCAGTGGTTCCACGCCGCCACCGTCACCCCCAGCTGGTCACGGTCGGAGAACTTCAGCCCGTCGCGCTTGGCCCGCATGAATCGGTGGCTGAGCGCCAGGATCGGGTGGCCCTCACCAAGATTCGACAGCTTGTCCAGCAGGGTGATGAACGACGCGACCGCCCGGTGATCCACCCGGGTCAGGGCCGACACGACGAACCCGCCCATCACGCCCGGTCGGGCACCGCAGCGCCGAATCATCGTGGTCATGGCGTTGAACTGGGTCACGATGTCCTCGTTCTCCAGAACCCAATCCAGCACCACCGCAGTGGTCACCTGCCCGCGCTGCACCTTGCCGTCGGTGAACAGCAACCCCCGCTCCCACACCAGGTGCTGGAACGCTGCAGAGGCGACGTGGTTGCTGTTGGCTACACGGTGCAGTGCCAGCTGCTGGCCGGTGGTGCGCTTGTGTCCCTGGTCCATCGCGGCCTGGGCCTCGGGGTCCAGACCGCGCACCACCAGGAACGGAATCGTCATGGCGGGTACGCAGTTGGCCAGGGCGATCAGCCGGTGCTGGCCGTCGAGCAGCACGCCGTCGCGGTCGAACCGGATGGGGTCAGCTGCGAAAGCCCAACGGCCCGACTCCATGTCGTTCTGGTAGCGCATCACCGCGCGCTCGTTGACCGGCCGGTTGCGGGTGTTGTGCTGGTCGATCCACTTCTGGGCCAGCAGTGATGACACCGCCACCGTGTTGTACGTGACCCGCGGCGCGATCACCTCCATGTGGTCGCCGTCGATCATCGGCGCTGGTTGACTCATCGCAATATCTCCTTCAGTGGTGGTGGGTTAAAAGGTGTTGGTGCTCATGCGTTTTGGCCCGCTTTGGCGATCAGCGCGTCGGTCAGCCACATGTGGAAGCTGCCCAGCTGGACCGGGGTATCGGCCGGGTTCTCGCCGTTCCACAGCGTCAGGCCCACGGAATGTGCCCACTCGGGGTTGACCGTGATTTCGTGATGCAGCTCCCGGCAGATGTGGATGATGTTGGCCGGGTGCCACTTACCGCCCTGGCTGGCGTTGCGACGGTGGTGCATGTCGGTCGCGGGATGGTCGCCGTGCCACTCACACAGCCCCATTGACCGGCCCGACTTGATGGCGTTGCGCGTCAACGCCTCGTTCCACGCCAAGCCATCGGCCGACATCGGCTGATCCGTCACGCGGCACCCCGCAGCTTGGGATCGTTGGCCGCGGGGTAGCACAGCCAGAAGTTGTGGCCCGACATCGGACACTTGGCCCCCGCTTTGTCGAGGTGGACATGCACCTGATGCGCCACGGGTGTGGCGGTGACGCCCTGCCAGCACACGGGGCACAGCCGGGGCGTCACTGGTCGTCCTCGACGGGTCGGCGGCTGGTCTGCTTACGCGCGAACCGACGGCCGGCGGCCAGCGCTTTGGCCTCCGTCTCGTGGCGGTCGGCACCCAGATGCGGTGTCCCCAGCGGCGACTCCCACCGCCACATCCACCCGTCGCGGGTCTGCTTGGCCGTCACCTTGCCCGGTACTGGTTTTGCCCTGCTCACGCGACACCTCCGTGGCTGTAGTGGTCCTGTTCGATCCCGCATTCGCGGGCACACTTGAGGCAGATGGCCACCGGTCGGTTGCACTGGAACGTGTCGTCGCACTGCACGCAGATGAACGTGAACAGCACCAACGGATTCGACGGCCTCATGACGCGGCCCTCATCCGGTTAATCTGGCGCACAACCGATTCCGGTTTGATCCCCAACCGCTCGGCCATCGCCTCGGTGTCGCGGATACCCAGCTCGTACAGCTCGGTGATCCGGTCCTCCGCGCTGCCCTTCGGCCCCCGACGCTTGTGGGGCTTGGCCCTCGGGTCGTCCAGACGGTCCTCGTCCCACTGCAGCGGCAGCGGCCACCCCTTGAGCTGGGCCACCCGGCGCGCCTTGCGGCTCGGCCCCTCGGTCAACTGCAGCCGGTTGAACAGGTGGGCGATGTCGCGCGCCCGCGCCACGGTGACCTTGGGTTGCCGTCCGCTGGTGATGGCCTGGACCCGGTGTCGCATCACACCCAGCTGCTCGGCCAGCGCTTCACCGCTCCACCCGATGGCCGACAGCGCGCACAGTCGGCGACGTGACCCCACGCTGCTGATCTGCGTGCCGTCGGCCAGCACGGGGTCGAACACCGTGGTGGGGATGGGAACCGCCAGCAGTGCGGCCTCCGTCTTGCGCGTCACCCACGCGGCGTCGGGAATCCCCTGCAGCGTGGGACGTGACAGCCCCGTCAGCTCCTGCAGACGACGGGTGCCCATACCCCACTGCTGGAGCGCAGCAAGATGCTGCCGGGTCGGCGTGGGGTCCAGCTGGTCAGGATCCCAACGCCCGTACGCCATCAGCTTGCGTCGGTTGACAGCCCAGCAGTTCTCACACAGCCCACGCCCACCCGTGGCGGGCCGCTGACGGCACTTGCTGCACGCGGTGGTCATCGCTCCGGCCCCCGCTCCGGCCCCCGCTCGATCCCAAGTTCCCGCGTTCCCCTGTTCGGGTCGAAGAGGCCCGTTACGCGCTCCAACACCTCACGGCGCACCATTTCCATTGAGGCCGGGTCATTCTTGACGGCCAGAGCGATGTCATCGGCGAACTTGTCGGCCATTTCGTCACTGCATTTGGCGATGTCCTTGGCTGCCGTGGTCAGGCCGGACGTGAACCCATCCAGCCAGATGTCGAGCAGGATGGAGCGGTCGAACTCCTCGACCACCAGATGCTTGCTCATCGGTCCGACCCCGGAATATGGCGGTTGTCACGGTCGAACAGGGGACGGCAACGACGGCACCCCCGGACGCCACAGGCCCCGAACGTCTCACCCCGGCACGCGATCTCGTCGCGCACGGCCCAGTAGATGGCCACCAACACCAGAACGCCACCCATCGCAATCACGACGGGCTCCTGTGCTTTCAGACCGATCACCAGCAGCGCGGCGGCCAGCCCCAGCGCGGCGACGATCACTCGTCCACCACCTCGGCCTCGATCACCCGGCCCAGCGGGTTCATGTTGTGGGCGTAGCCAAACCGGTTGAACCGGTTGGCCACTCGGTTACTCCGGGCCTGGCGACGGATGGCCGCGGTGTTACCGCGCCGGGCGCGCCGCGCGTGGCGGTTCTTGGCGCGCCGCTTGGCCACAACCTCCGGGGGCACGGTCCCGCCATACACGTGGCCCATCAGCTGCAGGCCGTAAAGCGTTGCGTTGGAAAGGCTGTACGTCTCGCGCTTGTCGTCGGTCGGCTGGTCGGTGCTGATCGGGCGCTGCTCCTCCTCGCGGATGCGGTCGGCGGCGTCGGCGATCATCTGGCGGAAGTTGGACATCAGAACTTGGGCTCCTCGTTTACGTCGGGGGTTGCGGTGCGGCTGGTCTTCAAGCGGCGATAGGCCTCAGCGGTGACGCGGGCATCGGCCAGTGCGCTGTGCTGCTGGTCCTCCGGGTACATGAGCCCCAGCTGCTCGGTGATGGCGATCAGGCTGGGCGGCTCGGCGGGGTCGGTCCCCATGACGCCGCAGTAGTACGACTGGACCTCCGACAGCCGGTGGTGCCACGTCTCGTCGGGCACCATCAGCGACGACATGGAGCGGTTGACCTGCACGCCCTGCCGGGCGCGGGCGTAGCCGTACCGGACCATCTCGGCGTCGAACCGCGCGTTGGCCCCGCCGAATGTGTTGCCCGACAACATGTCGAACAGCTGGCGGTAGCGGGTCTCGGTCTCAGCCTGGGGTAGCGCGAGACGCCACACCCCGCGCTCGAAGTACCGGTTGAGCTGCATGGCCTCGGGTTCGGCGTTGGCCAGATCCTCGGGGTGGAGGAACGGGACGAAATACAACTCCTCGCCCGTCGTCACGTTGATGGCCGCAACTTCAAGCGGCACGTGACGTTCGGCAACGAGGCCGGTGGATTCGACATCCACCACGACCAGGTGTTTCGACATTGGGTGGTGCTCCTTGGGTGGTACTGGGTTGGGTGAGGTGCTGGAGCCGCTAGAAGCGGGCCAGGCAATTCGCGGCACCAATGGCCGCTTGGAACGTGTCCTCTCGGCCGCTGATCACGACGCGGCAGAACACGGGGTTACCGGGGGAAAAGACGGCCGCGCCGTACATCTGGCCGGGGTGCACCACGTAGGTGACGGGCGGGCCCGGGGGATCGCACACCAGGGCGGTGACCACCTGGTCCTGGTTGTGCATGTCGGGGGCCGTCAGGTCGGCACAGTCGGTCCATCCGGTCTCGACCGTGACGACCATTGCGGCGGTCAGTGCGCTGGCCTGACCGGCGTAGTGCCACACGGCTCCCAGCCCCAGGCTGGTCATCAGTAGCAGCAGGACGGCCAGGCGGTCCTTGGTGCGGTCGGAAAGCCGTTTGCCGCGGTGCCGGCCGGTCATGAGGCTGCCCGGTCGCGCCGACGGGATCGGTAGGCCGTGGCGTACGCGGCACATCCCGAGCGGTTGAGCAGGTAGGCGTTGCCGACGCGGCGGTTGGGGATCAGTCCGCGCTGGGCGGCGTACTGGAAAACACGTTGCGGAACACCGAACTCCGCGGCCGCTTGGCGGGCTGTCAGTTCGGGCTCGGGCGGGTCACTGGTTGTTGCTGTGGTGTCGGTCATAGGCACGGATCTTTACGCATATTCGCATAGGCCCGCAAGTGCGACACTCCGCGTTTTCGCGTGTACACGCGAAAACACCACAGGCCGCGACCTTTGCTGTGGTCGCGGCCTGTGCCGTGTGGTGTGGAGTTTGCTGGTTGCAGCTAATTGAGGCGGTATCTATGGCGTGTGACTTGGCTTAGAACAATTGCTAAGCCGCGCGAAAGCGCGTTAAAGTACGCGACATGACAAGCGCATACGAACAGGGGACTATCCCCCCGTCACGCCTGAAGTACCGGCTGCGCATCGCGCGCGAGGAAGCAGACCTCGACCAGCAGCAGCTGGCCGAGCTGATGGGTGTGTCTCGGCATGTGGTGTCCAACGCCGAGCGTGGAATGACGAATCCCCGCAAAGTGGTTCTCAACGCCTGGGCGTTGGCCTGCGGGGTGCCCGTTAGTTGGCTAGAAAAGGGAATCGGCGGGTGGGAACCCCCACCCGCCGATGATGCGGTGCGCCCGAAGGGATTCGAACCCCTAACCTTCTGTTTCGTGACTCGACCCAAGCTGAGCTTGGTGTCTTCGGTAGCTGGTGCCCCGGACGGGCAATCTCAGCAAAGCGATTGCGACGCAGCGTGACTGCCGCCCATAGCACCCCGCCTGACGTGGGATTACCTTTGCCACAGCGTGTTTCGTCACGGTACGGTAACGATCTTGAAGCTAATTTCTACGGAAACGTAAGTGGGCCTAATCTTGCCGCTGTGATACCCATGACACGGCCCAAAAGTGGGCCAGCCCCCACCCCGGTGCCTCACCGGTGGGTGCCTCTAATCGACGGCTACACAGCGGAATTGCGCGCCGCGGGGCGGCCTCAGAGCACCATTACCACGAGGCTTAATCATGTTCGCCGGATGTCGCGCGAACTTAGCCACGATCCCAATTCCGTTACCAGCGATTCACTTAAGCGATGGTTTGCTAGCCAGTCACAGTGGCGTATAGAAACGCGCCGAGGGTATCGCAACAGCGCCGCCCAATTCTTTGCCTGGGCACACAAGGAGGGCTACCTGACGAGTAACCCGGCGACCGAACTTCCGACGATCAAACCGGACAAACCGTCGCCCCGACCGGCCCCCGATCGCGTCTGGGACAAGGCCCTGACGGACGCGGGACCACGGGTCGCCCTGATGATGCGGTTGGCCGGGGAGGTGGGTCTGCGGCGCGCCGAGGTGGCGGTGGTCCACACTCGCGACCTCCGCGAGGGGTTCGACGGACCCCAGCTGCTCATCCACGGCAAGGGCAACCGGGAACGGGTCGTGCCCATCACCTACGAGCTGGCCGACCTGATCGCCCAGGGCGCGCCCGGGCACAGCCCGGAGATGGCGGCCTACGGGGAGGAGGGGTACCTGTTTCCCGGCGACGACAACGGCCACCTATCGCCTAGGTGGGTCGGCAAGATGGTCGCTGAGGCCATGCCTGCCGGGTGGACCATGCACACCCTCCGTCATAGGTTCGCTACCCGCGCCTATCGCGGCACGCGCAACCTGCGCGCTGTGCAGACGCTCCTGGGCCACGCCAACGTCGCGGTCACCGAGCGGTACACCGCCGTGGACGATGCCGAGACACGCGCCGCGATGGAAGCCGCGGCCGACAGCGCCAGGAGGCGGCCCCAGGGCGTTCCGGGGGTGATCGCCGCCGTGGTGGCGTGTGTCGGGTTCATGTGTCCGGTGTTGGTCGGCATGTTGGCCAGCACGTCCCCGCTGGCCGACCCCCCGGTGGTCTGCGTGGACGGCCCGGTGGAACAGCACATCGACGTGGTGCTGGCCAACCTGACGGCCATCGTCACGCCGTGCACCGAGACACCGGCCTAGCTGCTGTACGATCACCAACCAACACGCTGCGGGTGGGCGCGCTAACCCCCGCTGGTGGTGTTGGGTAAAGGTGGAAGAACCCCCGGGTCAATCACCCGGGGGTTCTTCGTATTTCGCGCTGGGGCTACCGGCCCGCGGCGATCAGCATGGCCTCCACGCCCGTGGCCCCGACCTCGTTGGCCTTGTCCACGTCCTCGATCACCTGGCAGTAGCTGGTCACCGCGTGCATCATGTGACCGGCCGTGTACTTCAGACCACCTCCGGTCGGCACCACGCTGGCCATGAAGTGGCCCAGGATGCCCTTGGCCACCTCGTCGCTGTAGCTCAGCTTCTTGGCCACCACCTCGACCGTTTGGGTGGGATCTTCAATCTCCACCCCCGCGGCCTCGTTCAGCTTGGCCACAGTCGATTCCACGAACTCCTTGGTCATGAAGCTCGACACCGCGTCCTTGATCTGCTGCTTTGTCAGCTCGTTGGCCGCGTCCACCGTCGCGGTGCTCCACTTGATCTGGCCCTCATCGAGTTTCGTGCCCAGGTGGACCCGGCGCATCGCGGCGGTGTTGATCTTCATCCCGTTCATGCACACCTGCATGATCAGCTCGGGCGTCACCTTCAGCGCCCCGCCACCTGTCTCGCTGTTCTCCACGATGATGCCGGCGTGGACCAACGGCAGATCCTTGGCTTCCTGACCGGTGAACGGCGACCGGTACCCGTTGGCCAGGTTGCCCGCGTTGACGGCCAGCTCTGGGGCGTGGACCCGCAACCACAGCCGGTCGTCGGTCAGGTCGGCCCCGCGGATGTTGTCGGCTCCCAGGCCGCCCTCCCGCATACCGTCGAGGACCGACAACACGGTGTCGAGGTTGTCCCGGATCCCGTACCGGCTCGAAAGGATCGCGCGGACCAGGCCGTTGGTGCCGGGGTGGTCGTCGTCCTGGCCGTACAGCATCCGCACCAGCACCCGGCGCGGCTTGCTGGACTCCCCCTCCTTCTCGGCCCACATGTTGACGTTGGTATCCAACAGCTCGGTGTAGCTGTCGGCCAACGTCCGCACGTAGCGGACCGGGATGTCGAACAGCTGGCCCAGCTGCTGGTCCACCGTGTCGGTGCGGCGGTACTGACCGGCGATGTCGGTCACGCCGCTCTCATCCACCACGGGGTCGAGCATCGGGAACTGCAACAGGCCACCGCGCATGGCCAGGGTGGACACCGGCACCACCACGTCCACCTTCTGGCGGTGCTGGAGCTGCAACAGGCCGACCAGATCGGCGATGTTCGCGCCGCGCAGCGTACGGGTGGGGACGGGGGGAAGGGTGGTGTTCGACATGCTGGTCCCTCTCTCAGGGTTGTGGGCTGGTCTGGTACCTGCCCGGTGATGTCAGTTATAGCTCACTAGACATCCGGCCACAAGTGACCAGGCCAAACGTGGATAAAGGCTCCCAGTACGACGAACGGCCCCCACCATACCGGTGGGGGCCGACATCACGCCGTGGTGCTAGCTGGCGTCAGCCGCCTGGTCGGCGCTGTACACCACCACCACGTTGGGGCACGCATCCATCACGCGGGCCGCGATGGCGCGGTGCCACGATGCCGGGAACACCCGCCCGTCGGCGATCCCCGACGACCGGTAGTCCTCATCCGTCCGGTACGTCACGAGCTCACCGCCGGCCTCCAGCTCCTCGACCAGCGAATCCACCCGCCGCGCCGTCAGTTCCGCGATGGCGGCCAACTCCTCCATCACGCCCGGGGGGATGGGGGCACCGCCGTGCTCCCAGCGCGACAGCGTGCGCTCACGCACATTGAGCCGCTCGGCCAGCCACACGGGTGGCAGGCCCAGGTAGTCGCGCGTAATGCGGAATTCTGCTGGCGTCATCGCCCGCGCTTCCTTCTCCTCTGTTCCGTCGTCGTCGGGGTGAATCTCGTTGCCGCACGTCGGGCACCACCAGTACCCCTCGGTGTAGTGCACGCCGTCGCCATCGCCATATGTCATGGCCGACCCGCAATCTGGACACTTCACGAACCACCCGCACCTCTCGTTCTGTCGGTGTTGGCGGTGCGCCCCACCGTGTTGGGGGCCAATCGAACCACAGCCTGGCGCGTCGAATGCCCACTATTGACGGACGCGACGACAGAGCAGACGGCCCGGGTCAGGGTACCCATTCCCGTACGGTCCCGCCCAGAATGGCCTGGCGAGCAGCGAATGTCGCCGGGGGCACGACGAACACCTGGCCGTGAACCCCGTACTGATCTTTCCGCGGCCCGATGTTCCCGGCCAGCCAGTACGCGAAGAACGAGCGGAGCCCCACCGAATCCGGCCCGTCGTCGGTGTACTGGACCAGCACCTCACTTTGGCTGGCAAAGTCCTCGACCTTGGGGTGCACCATCACGCCGCCCCGCGGCCGGCGGCCGCTCACCGACCCTGCCAACGACGACGGATCACCTCGACGGGCGATTCCCCGCGCGCGCTACGCCACCCGTCGGCCGTCAGCTCCATCACTTCGTACTCCACCCCCTGGACGTAGGCGATCTTGTCGCCGAACACCCGCGCGCCGACATCGCTGGAGAACCGGTGCGTGGTGACCAGCTCGTCATAGACCGCGCTGGAGGCGTGGGAGAACAAAACGGCAAACTTTCCGTAATCGCCGTCGGAGTTGCCAGGTGTGGCGGTGACGTTGTCTGACATGACAATTCCCCTATCGGGTTGGGGGCTGGCCTAATGCCTGCCCGTCGGTGGTGACCGTAGCTCGGTTCACCCAAGGGCCACAACGAGCGAACCCCCGCACGGTTGCGCGGGGGTTCGGCCAGGTGGGGGCTTAGCAGTAGTGGTCGTGACTGTCGAGCATCACAAACCGCACCTCATCCCCGGGGGCGTTGTTGACCGCATCCACCACGTCCTCGACCCATTCCGGGATGTCGTACAAATCGCGGAGGTGGCCCAGCGCTGCGGCCTCGCTGGGGTGCAGCGACACGGACGTGCTGTCCTCGTTGTCGCCGACGATGATCAGGGTCCAGACGGTGATGGTGTCCATGTTGTGTCCTCTCCGGTGGGGGCTGGTCTGGTACCTGCCCCGGTAAGACCGTTATAGCTCACTAGACGGCCCGTACGCAACTACCAGCAAGAATGACCGCCTGCACGGTCGGAATTGGTGGCGGGGTGTGGTTACCCGCGCGACCGCGTGCCGGTCCGGCAGGCGTCGCTGCAGCGCTGCCAACACCCCGATAGCAGGCGACCCCCGGGGTGCCGGGGGTCGGGGTGGTGGTCAGGCAGCGACTCGGTGGCTGCCCAGCTTGCCGGTGGCGTACCGCTTGACGCTACGGCCGCAGTGCGGGCACTTGGCCCGGTGGCCGTCGCCGTCCACCACTTGGCCGTACCCGGGGCACCGCTCCCCCGGTACCAGGGTCAGCGGCCGGGCCGGTTCCTCGGCTGGCTGCCACACCTCCGACACGGCGACGAACTGGCAGACCGCCATGATGGCGGCTGCTCGCGTGATGCCCAACTCCCGCGCGATGGCCGCGGGGTCGGAGTACGACATCACCCGGTCGTGCCCGTCGCACCCGCTGGTGTGGTTGCGGTCGGCATAGCGGTTGCACACATGCTGGGCGGTGCCGTGAGTGGCGCTGATCTTGACCACATGGACCTGCTGGTACTGGTCCACCGCCCACACGTGGCTGGCCGTCGGGTGGTCAGCCCAGTAGGACAGGCCGACCGCGTGCGTAGCGGCCATCTTGCTGGCGGTGCTGGCTGGCAGGTCGGCGGTCCTGGACATTGGTACCCCTCTCGGGTTTGGGGGCTGGTCCGTCACCTGCCCCGGTACCGAAAGGTATAGCTCACTAGACGGCCGTGCCGCAACTACCAGCGGCGATGACCAGCGTGCCGACGTAGAACGGGGCCGGTGGTCGTTACCCCACCGGCCCCGTTCTACGTCGGGCCTACGCGCGATGCGACCCCAGCAACCCCGACTTGGCGTAGCGCTTGACGCTGTGACCGCAGACCGGGCACTCCGCGCGACGCTTGCCGTTGTCGGGAACCGCCATCTTGTATCCCGGGCACCGCTCCCCCTTGACCACCTGGGCCTTGGCCTCCTCGATCTGCTCGGGGGTGACCTCCAGCGCGGCGCTGATGGCCTCGTCGGTGTCGGCCGTCTCGGGTTCCGGCTGGTCCTCGACCTCCACCACTTCCGGCTGGTCGTCCTCCGACGCGCTCGGTTCGGCCGGCTGGCTCTCCGTGTCGTCGGCCTGCCCCTCCTCTACCGGCTCCACCGTGGTGGTGTCGTCGGCCTCCGGTTCCTCGGGCTGGCTCTCCAGGTCGGCCACCTCCTGGCCGTCGTCGGCCGCGGGCACGTCGTCCTCGACCGGCCGGGCACCGACGGGGGCCGCGTCCCAGTCGTCAGCGAATGACACCACCCGGACCTCGGCCTCCTGCTCGACCGTGGGTTCCGGCGTCACCGTGGCCACCACCTCCCCCGTGGCCTGCTTTTTGGCCGCGCGCCGTTCCCGCGCCTTGCGGTTGCGGCGCTGCTGTGGGGTCTCCTCCCCCTCGGTGGTGGCGTCGTCGGCAGCGGCTGCGACGGCCGCGTCCAGGATCGCGTCACCCGTCGAACCCACCGCTGACAGCGGGGTCAGCTTGGCCTTGGGCTGGCGGCCCTTGGGCTTCTCGGTGACCTCCACCAGGCGACGGATTCCGCTGGGTGAGTAGCTGCCGTTGGAGCTCAGGGCGTCGTTGGCGGTCCGCTCGCTGGTGTGCCAGCTGCGGGCGTACCACGTGCGGGCGTCGTCGTCGCTGACCAGCAGGGCGTGGGTGTAGGCCATCGTTCGGCTGGCGCGGGTGTGCTCGGTGCCATTGGGGTCGGTGGCGATGTAGGTGGTTGTTCCGGCCATGGTGGGGGTTCCTTCCCCTCGGGGGGCTGGTCTGCTACCTGCCCCGGTGACTCGTTTATAGCTCACTAGACGGCCTACCCGCAACGAGCTGGCCAAATGCGTGGAAATGTCCAGCGCCGGATAGCAAAACACCCCGGGGAATCCCCGGGGTGTTGGCCTGGGCCGGTCAGCGGTAGAACGCGACCGGGTGGACGTGGAACACCACCAGCTCGTTCGGCCGACGGTCGCCGTCGCGGACCAGGATCACCAGCCCCTTGCCGTGGTCGTCCAGGCCGCGGAATTCCACGACACCCGGCCGGTCCTCGGAGACCTGGGGATCTTGGCAGTGCCGCATCGCGGCGATGATCCGGGCACGACCCCCACCGTGCCGACGCGCGCGGCTGGCGATCTTGACCGTCTGACCCATAACGTCCCCCTCGGGGCTCGGGGGCTGGTCTGGTACCTGCCCCGGTAAGACAGTTATAGCTCACTAGACGAAAAGGCCGCAACGAACAGGGCCGATCTTTGTAGGGCGGGTGGGGCTCGAACCCACGACCAACGGATTATGAGTCCGTGGCTCTAACCGACTGAGCTACCGCCCCAGGGTGGGAACCCTACGCGGTGGGCGTCACGTTGCCGAACCCACCTGGTCGTGCCAGAACCCGTGGTCCACCTTGTCGTGGACGACAGCACCGCACCTCTGGCACACGTCCAGCGTCACATGCAGCTCCAGCCCCAACACGATCCCCAGGGCCACCTTGACGGGGTTGCCGTCATCCAGCCGGGCCAACTGCGACTCGATCTGGCGGGCCTGGGTGGGGTGAATCTCGGCCATGTACCCGGCGGTGGTGTATCCCGTCGCGGGGGAGTCGGGTCCGCTCACTTGTCGTCGCGGATCTGGTACGCGCGCGCCTTGCCCAGCCCGGCCGCCTCACCCAGCTGCAGGCCGCTGATCCCAAGATCGAATCCGTCCTTGATCAGTTGGCGCACTTCATCGTTGGATGCCTTCAGACGCTCCTCCAGCTTGGCCTGCTGGGCTCGGGCTCGACGCAGCCGCTGGAGATGGCGGTTCCGCTCCTGCGGGGAAGCCTTGGGCCGCTGACTGTTTAGTGGTTGCGTGGCGGTTGTCATGCAGCGAAGTCTAGCTCTCTAGACCTACGCTGACTAGCGCGCTACTCTTCTCATGTTGTTTGACCAGGCATTACGGGCCAGGTCTACCACTGGAAGGAATCGCCGCCGATGGCTAATCGACTGATCGCCGGATACCCACGGGGCCAACTGGAAACGATGATCCGGCTTCAGCGCCGCACGTTGTTGCTCGAACGCGCCGACCTGACCCACACCGTCAACGACGCCTCCCGCCGGCTCGGCCAGGTAACGGAGGAGCTGGCCGAGCTCGACAGGGCCGAACAGCTGCTCCACGACATGTAGACCCCAGGAACGACGAAGCACCCCCCGGCCCGAAGGCCAGGGGGTGCGTTCGTCCGGTCTGCTGCTAGATCGGGTCGGCTTCGGGATGGAGCTTGCGGTGGGCTTCCCGAACGGAATGCTCGAACGCCTCCCGGGCCGTCCGGTCGCGCCGGATCTCACCGCGCATAGCACCGACATCCTCGCGGATACCGCCGATGTCGCGGCCTTGGCTGGTGGCATAACGGTGGAGGTCACCCATCTGCTGCGACAGCAAATGCATCCCTGCCTCAACGGATTCCACCATCCGCTTCATGTCCTCCTGGGACTCCTTCACCTTGTCCAGGTCGTCGCGAAGGTTGGTGTTGTGGCTGTTCTGGACCTGCTGTTTGACATCCCCCACGTCGCCCTTGACCTGGCCCACGTCGCCCTTGATGTCGCGGACCTCGCTGCGATGGTTGCGGCCGTTGATCCACGCAGTGACCCAGCCGCCGACGGTCAAGATAACCAGCCCCACCAGGCCAATGTTATTGGCCGGCAACTGGCTTGCGTTGTCGGCCGTCACCAGCGCGGCGCGGGCGGGGGCGGCCAGAAGCAGCGCCACCCCCACCACCATTGCCGCGACCGCCAACTTCACGGCGTCTTGGCCGCTGCGACGCTGCCGCCCAACAGGATCGGCACCACGGCGAGCCACTGGGCGGTGTCGGCGTTGAGCCAGTTGCCCACGCCCAGCAGCCCGACGGCCCCCAGGCCCATCAGCGGATAGAACCACTTTCGCGCCTTGTCGCTGGTGTTGACCCGCGACAGCACGGAGTCGAACACCGTCATCACGGTGGACGCCACCAGCGGGGCCAGATCGGATGTCAGCACGCCGACGGCTACCAGCACCGCGGCGATACCGGGAAGTGCGACGTGCAAGAACCGCCGTGTGTCGTCCCGGTTCTGGAGGTCCAGAATCGTCATCTCCCAATTCCTTTCAGGCAGCAAGCCGATTGACCTCGCCGACGGCGTGGGCAACGGCGTTGGTTCCGGCAAACGCCGGGGTGTCGTGGTAGTGACCGTGATCGTTGGTAGTGGCGAAATTCAGCAGTGCGGCAAACGTCTTGCCCAGCTTGTACATACCGGTGGGGGTGCCGCCCGGGCCCGATCCCCCACCGAGCAGGCCGCCGACAATCGGAGGCAACCCGCCGGGGATCACCCCGTCGAGCAGCCCACCCAGCACGCCGGTCCCCGCGCCGATCAGCCCACCCAGCAGGTTGCCGCCTGCCGGGGTGGTGGTCAGCAGCTGGCCCGACATCAGCCCGCCCAGCACGCCCCCGCCGACCGGCTTGCGGTTGGCCAGCAGTGCCGCGCCGTCCATTCCGGTCAGCTCCCCCAGGGTGGTGGCCAGCCCGGGGAACAGGGGGTCGAGCAGTTCGGCCAGCGCGTCGGCGAACTCATCGGACTGGATCAGCGCCAGCATCGCCTGGACCAGCTGCCACGGGTCGTGCAGCTGCAGTTTGGTCAACGCGGCGTACCCAATGGCCAGGTAGGTGTCATCGTCTGCGCAGCAGTACATGTCGCCGGGCAGTGCGTAGTCCAGCCAGATGGGCAGCAACTCCGTCAGCGGTGGCTTGCGGGAGATGCCCCACCCGTGGGCGGTGGCCTGGTTGACCCCGTGCCCCTTGGCGCGGCAGGGGTTGCCGAACGTGACGATCAACAGCAGATCGCCGCGGCGGTGAGCCAGCCGGCCGCCGGTCAGGAACTCCCGGGCCACCCAGTACACCACCTCGGCCCCTTGGGAATACCCGCCGAGCACGATGGGGCCAGGGCGCGCCAGGATCAGCCGCACCGTCTCGTCCACACCCTCCTGCACCGACTCGGCGTAGGAGGGGTTGGTGATGGGGCCGTTGACCGGGCCGAACGCGGCGACGTAGCCGACGCCCTGCCAGTAGAACCAGGCCGAGTTGATCAGCCGCCCAACGTCGGCCTGATACCCCGCATCCCACGGTGACCACGTGCCGGGAACCCCGAAGTAACCCACCTTGCAGGGGTCGCCGCGCAGGTAGTCGAGGATGGAGTCCCAGGTGGCCACCGTCAGCGGTCCAGACCCTCGATGTCCGACAGGTCGGCCCCCACCTTGTCGGCCACCTTGAGCGCCACTTCCAGCGCCAGGCTGGCGGCCGACGCCGCGGCAACGGCGTGACCCAGCACCGTCTCCTTGCCTGACCGCTTGGCCAGCAACTCCTTCCGGCCGACCTGGGGCAGCCACAGCGTCAGCTCGAACACCGTGCGCTTCACGCTGTCGAACAGGCCGTAGGTCCGCTTGGTCTGCACGTCGCCGGGCTGTGGTGCCCCGGGGCGGCCGATGTCGTACTGGTCGTGATGGCGCAGCAGGTTCCATGCCAGCTCGCCGACCAGCTCGCGCACGTCGCCCACGGCGCGCTTGTACTTCTCCAGCACGTCGTTGCTGCCCTCATACAGCCAGCGTGACCAGCCCTGGCCGCGGAGGTAGTTCTGCACGTCGTCAGGTGATGCCATTTCTGTTCTCCTTCTTGGGATTTGGTGGATTGGGTATTAGATGGTGCGACCGGTCAGATAGTCGAGCACCGGCTGCCAGTCCTGGCCCTCGATGGGGCCGGGCAGGTAGTGCCAGTCCTTGAACATCGGGTCGTTGTAACCCCTTGCGGGGCCACCGATCCGCTGACCGTAGGTACCGGACGACTCGACGTTGATGGGTCCGTACATCGGGTCGAACACTGTGCACGCCATGTGGCTGTTGGGGCCAGCACCGGCCCCGTGGACGCAGCCGATGGCCACCGCGGCGTCGGCCGGGATGTCTTGGGGCCGACGGACGCAGATGGTGCCGAACGGCCCTATCTGGCCGTAGTCCACGACGCGCCACGATTCGGTGCTGTAAGGCTCGCGGTCCCAGTCGAACCCGTCGGGGCCGCGCACCAACGCCTCCAGGCAGTTCGACACCAGCCCGGAGCAGTCGGTGGAGACGTTCACGTCGAACTGATCCCACGGCCCGCCGTACCCGTAGCGCTTGCGGTCTCGGGGCCACGCGATGCTCCACCAGAAGTCGGCGTTACGTCGGGTGATCACAGCGTCCTCCCTTGCAGGTAGTCCAGGACGGGTTGCCAATCCTGTTGCTCCAGTAGCGAAAGCAGCGCCGATCCCATGGCGAGGTTGCGGTTCCAGCGGGTACGGCGACCCGGACCCCACGGGCCGTCCTCCAGCCCGTTGGTCCCGCCGTTGACCGCGCGGGTAGCGCCCACGATGTCGCGCGCGTCGGCCAATGCGTTGAGCTGGGGCCGCTCCACCGTCCAGTACCAGGTGACGCCGATGAAGCCGTATCGGTCACCGGCCAGCTGGTCGGGATCGTCCACGAAGAACGTGGGCGTGGGCACCAGGCCCTGGCTGTAGGCCCACCGTGACAGGTTGGTGTAGTGGCCCCGGCCCGTCACCTGCAGGGGGCCGCGGCCTCGGAACCGGTAGCCGTCACCCGCGACGGTGTTGCCCAGGTCGGTACGCCACTCGTAACCGCATTGCGCGGCAGTCGGTCCCCAGATTTCCGACATGTACAGCAGGCCGGCCGATTCGTGACCGACCTGTGCGTTGAACATGGCGATCCGGGGCACCGTGGTGCATCCACAGCGCACCAGGCATTCCGACAACGCGGGTAGCAGCTGGGCGTACCGCTCCCGGCTCACCGACCCCAGCATCGCCTGGGACAGCACATCCACAGCGCTCACGTATCAATCTCCTTACGCATCAGTCGAGTTGCCGTCGCCTTGACCCCGACGAACAGCCAGTGAATCGGGTCGTACCGGTCGGGCACTCGGTTGGAGAGGTGGCAGTAGAGAGCGGCCAGCACCACCTCGGTCAGCCAGCGATGGACCTTCAGCTGGCGGTCGCAGACCTCGCTCAGCATCTCGGTGTTGTGCGTTGTGGCCCACACGTTGGCCCCCACCACGTAGGCCAACAGGCCGATCCACAGCCGGTCGCCCGGCCGCAGCGGCGTCATCATTCGCCCCGATACTTGAACTTGGGGGTCACGTCGGCCGAGAACGCCTGCGTGCCGTCGTTGATGACCAATGCGATTGGCAGCGCCTCGGTACGCAGCAGCGTTGTGCCGTTGTGGATCCCGTATCGGTCGATGACCGTTCCGTTGGGCACGGTGTTGGCCGGTACCGAGATGGTGACGGCAGAGCCGACGGACTGCGCCTTGTCTACGTTGGGGTTGCTGCCGCTGACGGGCAGCGCGGGGTTGATCGGCTCGTTGATGTCGGTCGGTGCGGCCCAGGTGGTGTCGGCGTACGCGGTGCCGACACGGGTTGTCCCGTAGTACAGGCCGACCCGGTTGCCCAGCGCGGTGATGGCCGCGCACGCGGCTCGGCGGTGTGCCGGTTGGTATACGGACATTGCAACCCCTTCTTTCGGTTACGGCGTTTGCCAGTCGGCCCAAGTGGTGACTATCGGGGCATATCCCAGGGCGATATTGCGGACGTGTTGGTCGGCGTATCCCTGGAGCGATTCGATTTGCGGCTTAAGCAGATTGAAGCCGTCGATACCGTCCATCATCACGCCGCCGTGGGTGATCCATTGGCCGGTAATCCCGTCGGTCTCATCGAGCCATACCCACGAGTGGAGTTCAATATCGTTGTCGGGCAGTTGATCTGAAGTGAAGTCCCAAACCGCGAGGTCGAACGCCGGGGTGTGCTCAATCGCCCGCTGATCGACCGTCGGATCGTTGGCCAGAGTGTCCAGGTACAGGTTGGCCAGCTGGAGTCCCAGTTCCCCTGTGCCGCAGTAGAAGTAGTTGGCCACCTCCTGGTGGAACCGGATTCTGAACGTCGCTTCACTGGCCAGCATTGCCCCGCTCCTCTACTGGTATGCGCGCAACCATGCGCCGCCGGGTGCTCCGACTCCACCGGCACCACCGAACGGACCGCCACCGGCACCGCCACCACCGGGCGCGTTACCCGCGCCGCCGTTGGACGATTGGGCCGCACCACCGGAATACGGCAGGTCGTTGTAGACGATGTTGCCGGGCGACCGGCCCACGTTGTCGGTGGTGCCCGTCAGGCTGGTGCCACCCCCCGCGCCGCCAGCGGCTGACGCGCCACTCCATCCGGTAACGGCCACCGTCGTTGCTGTACCGGCCTGTCCAGCAACGCCCGTCACGCTGACGCCCGATCCTCGGGCACCGCCGGTCCCCACCGTGATGGTGATGGTGATGGCTGTCCACGGGATGTGGACGCCGCGTTCCAGCGTCACCGTGACCCATGTGCCCGCTTCCCCGGGGTGGCCCTTGAGGGTGTAGAACGTGCCGGGGCTGGCACCACCGCCACCGCCCCCAAGTAGCACGATGTCGATGTACCGGCACCAAACGGGGATGGTGAACGTGTAGGTGCCGGCGGCGGCCCAGCTGGCGACGACGGCCGCGCGGGGGCTGAATACCGCTGTGGCGCTGTCGGCTCCCGCGCCCTGGTCGGCCACTCCCATCCGCGGCAACAGCGTCAGCATGTCGGCCCCGACCGCGGCGTCCACCGCAGCAAACCTCGGCACCACCAGGCCGCTGTCCGTACCCGCGCCCTGGTCGCTGCCGTACACCCCGACCCGCGCGCTGTCGGCTCCCGCGCCCTGGTCGGCCGTCAACAGCAGGGGCGTGATCAGCCCGGCGTCGGCCCCCAGGCCCGTGTCGGCCAGTATCTGGCCGGCGGTACGCGACACCACCGCGCTGTCGGCCCCCAGGCCCGTGTCGGGTGCAAGTAGCCGCGGCACCACCAGCCCGCTGTCGGTACCCACGCCCTGGTCGCTGGTGGTGACGCGCCATCGCGGGAACCACGCCGGGCGGTGTTGCTCGGGTTCAGGGGTAGGGGGCGTCGGGAACCACGCTGGCTCGTGCTCACCCAGGGGGCTGGTCGGTGTTGGCGACCAGGGCATCAGGCCACCTTGGTCACTGAGAACCAGGTATTTACGCCGCCCGCATCGCCGGTAATCGGGAACGTGACGTTGACACCGCCCGCCCGATCATTCATGTACAACCACAACGACAGCTGATCGCCCGCATTCAGGTAAATGGGAGCCACACCGGCGACCTCACGGTCATTGCCGGAACCGGAACCGACACCCGATGCCGCAACGATTTTGTCGCCAGTACGCATCTTCCTTGACCCGTTAACGAATAGTTCTAGGGCCTGAATGGTGCTTGTCTTCAGGTCGGCATTGGCCATCAGTCGCCCAGCCGCCAAGTAGGTTCCAGTCTTGGTCACGGTCAACGTCGCTGTTGCTGGATTCCACATGAAGTCGGAGGAAATGTAATCAATTGTGTCGAAGACGTTTTCGAGGCGTCCTGATTGGTCGTCCAGAGTCATAGTGACTGCTGCGGTGTTGGCCCGGTATGCACGGAAAGTCGTACCCAGCACAGGAACTGGGGTGTTGTCAGCAATAGTCACGCGAGTAATTGCCGAAGGCAGCTTGAGCTGACCGACGAACGTCGCCGATGCCCCGCCGAATCCCCACCGCAGGAATCCGGCACCCATACCGGTGACGTTGCCCGTATCTGACCACCCCGCAATGGTTGAGCCACCCAGCGAAAGCCCAAACACACGCGCGTTAGAGCCTGTACCGCAGAGCAGCGACCATATCTGACCCGGTGATCGGTCTACCGCGAACTCCGCGTTGTATGTGATGACTTCACCGGCACCGATGTTGTAGCCCAAACGGATTCGGGTTGGGAACGAAAGGCCGCTTCCCAGTTCGGCGAACACGTACTGCGTTCGGTCGTCACTGACACGGCCATAGATCCGGTCCGTGGCATTGATTTGAGCGACTTGCGTGCCCAGAACCATCGTGACCTTCTGAAAATTGGTCGCCGTCTTAGCGTCCGGCTGATCGAGGGATCGCACAAACATGCCGCTTTGTGTGGCCGATCCAACGGGGACCAGTACCGCCTGGTGACCGTCTGCGATCTTGTAGCGGCCACCCGTCGCGGTACTAGCCGAATACGCTTCGTCCCAACCGGGCCCGATGTTCTCTGTGTTAACCCGTTCGAAGTCATCGCCACCCGTGACACCACCGCTACCCTCACCATCCGCGATGGCCTGGAGTTGAGCTAGCAGGGCTGCATTCGCGGCCGTGGTGGCAGCCAGCTCGGCCACCTGAGCTGCGGCCTGTTCGCGGCTGCTGGTGTCTTGATTGCGGCCAGAGATGGCGTTGAAGATGTCGCGCCACGTTTGCCGCACATCATCGAACACGTCCGCGATGGTGTCGCCCGCTTCGGCCAGGTCGTCCTCCAGGTTCTCGACCAGCTCCTGGCCGATCTGCCCCAACACCGTCGCGGGGTTGTTGAGCAGGTTGCTGGCCAACGCCGCCAGGTCGGTGATTGCCTGGGCTGCGTCCTCGACACCTTGGGCGGCCCTCTCCTGGATCAGTTCCAGCTCGTCCGTCAGGTCGGCCACCTGGTCCCAGAAGTCGCCCAGCACCGGCAGGCCCAGCCGGGTCAGCATCTGCTCGACCAAGCCGCCCAACCCGTTCCACAACGTCAACAGATCCTCGGGCAGATCCTTGGTAAACATCTGTGGAATCAATTGGGTGGCAAGCAGATAAACCTCGTCGTACTTGGCCACGCCAGCGGTGGCGGCGTCGGTGACGTGGACCTCCACCGCGACGTACTGAACGCCGATCAGCGGCACCGTCCACGTGCCCTCGATAGGTGTGGTGCCCCAACCACCGTCGCCGCCCGACGTTCCCGATACCGTGCCCGCCGTCGCCACCATGACGGCACCGCCCGACCAGGGGGTGTTCTCATCGGCGTACGGCAGCAGGTTGATGCGGAGCGCGTTGGCCCCCGCCACCAGGTTCTCGTGCTTGACGCGGCCGCCCAGCTTCAGCGCCCACCCCGGCCCGACCTTCAGTAGCGCGGTGGCGGTCTGCTTGTGCGTCCCATCGCATACCGCACGGGCACACCCCAGCGGACTGGTGCCAGGCACACCGTCGGTGGCGTCGTGGGTGAACCCCGACCCCTCCACGATGGTGATGGGCTCATCGAACCCACCCTCCAGCAACAGCGTTGGGGTGTCGTTGGTCAGCAGGCCAATCGGCAGCGGCCCGAGCAACGCGGCCCGTATCTGGGAGATGACCTTGATGAACGGCTGCACCACCGTGGTGACGAACTGGCGCGCCGCGGCCTCGGGGTCGAAGTCCTCCCCGTTGAGGTCGATAGCCAAGAAGTCACGCCAGTTCTGAAATGTCCGCTGCAGTTGTGCCAGGGTGCCGGGTATTCCGGTCAACGCGGCGACAAGCTGGGAGAGCCCCGGCACGTTGGCAACCCATTCGGCCACCTCGGGAATCGGGTCTTTCGCGATCCCCAGCAGCGTCTCGATCAGCCGCCGCGGGAACTCCCCAAGTAGCTTGCCCAGCTCGTCAATTGGCCCACCCAGCTGCTCCAGACCCGTGTCGGGCGACAGCTGCTGGGTGGGGTCGTGCGATACGTCGAACTTCTCAGGCCGAAGGTCAACCGCGCGTGGCATTAGACCGGGTTCACCTGGACGAACAGCTGCGCGTTGGTCTTGTTGAACAGGTACACGCCCGTCAGGCCGTCGTTGTACAGGTTGACGTAGAGCGTGCCCGCGTTGCCGCTGTGGTTGGCCGGGATCAGCGCCGTCTCATTGTCGGGCGTCATGGCCGCGCTGGGATCGCTTGGCGTGCTGGTGTGCGGCGTCAGGATGGTCCAGCCCGTGCTGTTGCCGAACCCGCGTGCCACCAGCTGTCCGGTCGTCGGATGGCCCAGCCGCACCTCACATCCGATGATCAGCGGGTCACTGTCCAGCTCCAGGCCAACGGCGCGGATCTTGCCCCACACGATGGGCTTGGACGGGAACTCGTTGGGCGGGATGGCAAACGACCCGATGGGCGCGCGGGTGGACAGCCCCTCGAAGTTGTTGAACGCCGCCTCCGGGACGATGTACGGCTTGGGGATGATGGCCCCCACGCTGATGGGCTCCCAGATGGGCGTCCCGTCGGCCGTCGTGTTGCCGGCGTAGCCCAGCACCTGGCCGATGGTCGGCGGGACCGTCATGTCCACGTCGGGGGCCAGGCTGATGGCGGTGGCTGGCCCCTGGGGTCCGCGCGGCACCTTGAGGAACGCCGTGACGGTGGGGGCCAGCATGGTGCCGGTCTGCTGCATGTAGCTGTCCACCGACCCCTCGGGGTCGAGCAGCTCCACGCGCCAGGTGATGTTGGGGACGGGGCCGACTGGTCCCTGGCTGCCCATCATCAGCACCTTGTAGTGGTCGCCAAACCAGATGTACGCGCGGCTGCCCGTCAGGACGTTGCCACCCTCCACGGTGACGGTGCACGTCGCGGCAGGCGCGGTGCCACCCTCCAGTTCGGTACCGTCGGCGATCCCGTGCTCCACGTCCACGGCACCCATCGCGCCGATGAAGTTGATGAAGTACGGGCCACCCGCCACGCCCTCCACCGACACGTTGCCCAGGCCCACGTTGGACATACCGGCGATGGCCGCCTCCACCACCGCGGCGGTGGCGTTGAACGGGATGGGCACAGACGTGATGTCGCCCAGGATGTACACCCACGTGCCCGCCGTCGGTGACCCCGTGATGGTCACCATTTGCTGCTCGTTCTGGGTGTCGTAGTGGTTCATCACCCAGTACTTGCCCAAGTCCTCCTCATCGTCGGTGAGGTTCTGGGGCAGGTCTTCCGGGTCGTCAATGATCGACTTCTGAAGCCGCAGCGCAAAGGCGTTCTGGCCCGCTGGCCCCGGGGGACCGACCAGCGCGGCCAGCGACATGGTGGCGTTGTCCCCGGCGATCTCCAGGGTGGCGCAGAACTGGTCCGGGGTGTCACCGTCGCCCACCACACCGAAGATGTGGACGTTGGTCAAAACGGACTTCAGGTACACCATCTCGCCCATGCCGGGGGTGGTGGTGGGTGCAGTCATCGCGTCAGCCCTTCGGTCGTGGTTCGTCGGTGTAGCGGACCTCGGCTTTGGTGTGCCATTCCGCAATCACTTGTGGCCCTTCGCCATCGCGGCGTGCGGCAAGTCCCCGCACGTCGGGTGGCCGTAGCCGGTCGTCGGAGAAGTCGCCGGGCTTCAGGTCGCGCTCGGCGTCGTCGGGTGCGTTGACATCGACCCACGTGCAGGCGTTCTCATACAGTCCCGGGCCGAACATCTTGCGTTTCTTGATCAGTGCGTCACCGGAGCGTCGGAACCCGTACAGTGCGGCGGTCCACGCGATGGCCAGCACCGATGCAGACATGGCGTTGAGGTCGTGGGGCACCCCGCGCTGATCCACGGGGTACTCCATCACCTCCAGCAGTTCCATGTAGGCCCGCTGCACGTCGCGCATCTGGGCCACCTTGCGCGCCTTCTGCAGGTCGAGGCCGGCGGCAAGCCCCACCGCCAGGTCGGGGTCGTCCCAGTCCTCGCACTCGTCGGCTTCCAGGCACACCGCCAGGTCGCGCTCGCTCAATTCCGTTGTGCCCATTAGAAAATGGTCCCTTCACCTAGCAACATTCCCAGGGTGGTCCAGACAGCCTGAATCGCCCGCAGCCCGCGGGCCGCGGGATCCTCCTTGTCCTGGTCGTCACCGATGGACAGCTGCACCGTGACGGGTTCGGTGCGCGACCAGCTGCGCTTAATCGCGGTGATCTGGTCAACGAAGATGATCCCGCCCTGCTCGAACCCCGCCCGGTCGCCCAGGGTGATGTCCACATCCACCGCGTGGGGACGACCGTTGACCACCTTGACCGTGAAGCCCTGCCACGCACGGGTTTTGTAGTGGCCCACCCGCAGGGTGACGATGCCCGACAGCGTGTAGGCAGTGCCCGACCCGCGCTCAAAGTGCTCTTGCCACGCCATGTCGCCGGTCTGCAGCGCACGGATCGGGTCATCGAAGGCCTGCCAGGCGAATAGAGTGTTGTCAAGCTGGCCCTGATACAGGTTGTCCAGGCCCTCGGTGCCGTATTGCTGATATGCACCAATGCCATACGAGATGACCTGAGCCAATTGGCTGAGCGCATAACGGATTGCGTAGGTCTGCGCTTGGTTCAGGATCGACGGACTGCGGCCGCCGGTATGGATCTTCTTGACAGGCCCTTTGTGCCTGCGGATTTCGGATTCGATGATCCCGGAGAACTGGCCGTCGTACCAGATGGTCTTGGGCTTCTCCGGGGCGACACCCAGCAGCTTCCGGAAAATGGGGTCGGTCTCGCCGTCGCCGTCGCGGTCGAGGTTGAACAGCGTCTCGGTGATCATGTCGTCGGCCGTCGCGCCGATCAGGTTGATAACGCCGTCCGCGGCCGTACCCGTCGGCCCCTGCACGCCCGACTTGTCCTCCAGGGCGAACACCACGCAATTGCGGTGCGGGCGAGTCAGATTGTCCACCGTGTCCTGGAGCGGGCCCAGCCCGCGCACCATGTCCACCAGCTCGGTGTGCGGGGTGTCGGCGTCCTCCGTCAGCCACGTGTAGGCCCGGAACAGCACACCCGCGTCCTTGAGCATGCTGTCCATCGCGGTGTGCCAGTCGGTCCACGACGAACCCAGCACCGACAGCCGCGACTGGTCCAGCAGCGGGTTGACGAACGCCACCTGCAGCGGCCACATCAGCGGGTCGAGCCCTGCGCCCCAACCGTTTACCCACGCCATCGGGTTGAAGATGTTGGTGGGGATCGACAGCAGCGGGAAGAACCGGCGCGCCAGGTTGACGAACATCGAGATGGACAGAATGGTGCGCGTATTGCCTGGCAGCACCCACATTTTGGGCAGCTGGATTTCCGGCGGGAACACGGGGTTACTGGCAAACAGCATGTGCTTGGCGTGCTGGCGGTTGCTGATCGCCTCCAGCTCCAGGGTGTGGATGCCGCTGCTGTCACGCTTGGCATTAATCCCCGTGATCTTCCCGCCCCACCGGGTACGCCACGTCCGGTTGGTGGGGTTGGGGTCCACCACCAGGTGCAGATCCTCGTGGATCTTGGTCTGGTGCAGGATGAAGTCGGTCAGCCAGTTGTCGTACCGCAGAACGACGTTGGCCTGGCCGCTATCGCTCATCATCTCCTCGACCGATGCCAGCCGTTCGCCGGCAATCTGGGCGATGGGGTCCATGTTCTTGTCGAACAGCCGCAGCATGGGACGCTGGCGTGCCGCCCCCTCGATCACTGACCGGCGACCCTTCAGATACCGGTAGGCCGACATCGGGTCGCGGACGGGATCAGGTGCCCCGTCCGCGCCAATTACCTTGTCCCGCGTCTCATCCAGCCACCGCGTGAACTGCAGCGTCGGGACCGTGATCATGTTTCCGTCGTCAGCGGTGACGCTTTGCAGCAGCGGTGCGGTCATCGGCTCCTCTTGAAGCGTTGCGGCATGATGGCCGTGATGGTCGCGCCCGGGGTCTCATGCCGAACGCGAAGCTGAGCAACGGTTGTGCTCGGCACCGACTGCGTGAATGTCTTGTCGAATCGCTTCCATACGGGCTCGCCCGTCTCGTCCAACTCCCCCAGCAAGAAGTCGAGAATCTTTGACTGCCTTGCGATCTTGTAAAACACGTTGTCCACGGGATCGTTCGACGCCGTGAGGGTCCGCTGAGTGGGGTCGGTGTCCACCAGGACGTAGCCGTCCTTCTGGCTGATCAGCGGCAGCTCCACCATGCGGCCGCTGATCCCGTCCTCCACCCACGCCTTGCCCGGGGGGACCAGGAACTGGGGATTGGAGTCCAAGTCGCCCCGGTTGGCCAGGACGATCACACCCTCCTTGTTCGACGGGGTGGTGGTGTAGGTGCCCCACACCGACGGCTTGCTGTAATACGGCTTGCCAGCAATCCATTTGATCGACCACGTGGCGGTGTTGTTCCCGGCGTACACGGGGTCGCGCTTCTGGCTGCCCTCCACCGTCTTCATCGGCCGGACCCGCAGCCAGCGCCACCCGGAGAACCGCGTGTAGATCCCCAGCCACCCGTCGCGGTTCTCGTCTTGCCCTGCCCACCAACGGTTCTCGGCCATCCGGTACTGGAAGTTGTTCATCACGCCACGCTTGTGGCCGCCGATGATCACCCCCAGGTCAATCTCCCGCTTAAGGACGTTGACCCGCTCAATGGTCGAGCCCAGTTCGTATGCGCCCTCGGTCAGCAGCAGCTCGAACGGCCAGTGATGCTCCCCCGCGAACTCCTCGGCCAACCACACGCCTTGAATCCCCGCCATCGGCCCGCCGATCAGATCCCAGCGGTACCCGTCGGGGGAGATATAGATGACGCGAGTCTCCAAGCCCTGCAACGACGCTGGCAGCTTCTCCCAATCGTCGTAGGCCGCCAGTTCGGCCTCGCGGATGAACCTCGACATCAGAACCCGCCCATTCCGCGCAGACCCGACGATGCGGTGCGCTGACGATCCAGTTGCATTGACCGCATGTTGTTGAACGTGGGCTGATCGACGTTCCCGGCGATGTGGATGGAGGCGTCAATCGGTTGGCCCGCATTGGTTGCCGGGGCGGGCAAGAAGTCCGACACCTGGGGCAGCGCACCCGTCAGGGTGTCGCCGACGCTCGACATACCGCCGCCGTCGCCCAGCTGGAACCCACCCAGGCCGCCGTCGCCCTGGTTGCCCGGACCCGGCGACCCCGGGCCGCGGCCGTGCTGTGTGCCGGCCGGTGACCCGCCGTAGGGCATCGCGGCAGGGCCGTACGGGTTGAGCCGCGACGGGCCACCGAAGGCGTTCTTCAGCAGCCCGCCAACGTAGTTCGCGCCCCCGGTGAACAGCTTCCAGATGCCCCACTGCGTCGGGTCGGAGAACACCTCCCCGTCGAACCCCAGGGCCTCCAGCGCGCCCGACAGCATGTCCTTGGCGAACCCCTGCGCGCCGGTACCCCCGGTGCTGTTGTCGGTGCCCCGCGCGTTGCGCTCGGCCACCCGCTCGCCGATTTCCTGCTTCTTGGACGCCTCGTCGTCCAGGGCGTCCTGGTACTCCCGTTGCGCCTTGTTCAGCCGCTCCTGGGCCGCCGCCTTGGTCGATTCCTTGGACTTGGGGTTGGCGTTGACCTCATCGAGTCGCTTCTGGGCCAGCTCCACCGCCTTGGCGGTGTCGTCCACCTTCTGGGAGGCGTTGCGCAGCGTCCGCATCTCCGCACCCGTGGGACCACCCCCACTGCCAGCACCCCCGTAGCCACCGCTGCCACCCCCGCCGCCGAACGAACCCCCGTACCCGTACCCACCGGACCCTCCCGACCCCTCGGGGTACATGGCGTCCACCGGCAGGTACATGTGGCGGTCGAACTGGGGGTCATCGGCACCGGCAGCACCCGCCCCCAGGGTGAACTCACCGTTCTTGCCGCCCTGCTCAGCGTTGATCCCACCGGGCAGCGTGGCGGCCATGTGGCCGCTGTTGGGACCGCCGCCGTGGTCGTACCAGCCCACCGAGAAGTCATCGGGCCCGCCCATTCCCTCCACGAACCCGCGTGCGGCCAGCCACTCGGCCGCGTTCTTGGTGGTCATCAGATCGCCGCCCGACATGCCGGTGGCGCGATTGACCAGCCGGGCGACGGTGCCTGAACAATCCCAACGGGTGGCCTGGCTGTAGCCCTGGCCGACCAGCGATTCGGCGTAGTCCAGCAGGCCGCCCTCATCGAACCGTGGCAGCTGCCGGAACCAGGGGGTCAGGTTCGCGCCCTTGTTCATGGCGTCGATGACGGGCCAGTTGGCCCGGGTGGAGCGTTCCGTGTTGATCGACTCCCGGTTGGACACCCGCACCACGCCGCCGCGGCCGCCCAGCACCTGGGCCAGGATGGAATCGCTTGTGCCGCTACCGGGGCCGTGGATCATCCCGTTGCTGTCCACGAAGCCGCCCGACGCGCGGCCACCGTGCCCGACGACCTCCCCCTGGGCGACGCGCACCGACATGGGCGGCCGTTGGTTGAACGGGGCGAACGCGGCGTCCAGTTGGGCCTGGGTCGGCGGCTCGATGGTCAGCTTGGTCACCGCTGGGGTGTTGGCAACCTTCTTGAGGTAGGCCTGCCACCGCTGCTGTGCCTCGTCGGTGTCAGCCGTCACCACCACCGTGCCGTCTGGCAACTTCTCGACCGTGTTGCCCAGCTCCATCATCTTGTTGCGGAACCCGACGTACTTTTCGTCCGGGATGTCCACGACGATCTGCTTTTCGCTTGGCGTTGCGACGATTTGGGCCCCAAGGGCCTGGAACGCCTCGCGGCCACGGTCGGTGGCCTCCACCGTCCCGTTCATCGCGGCGTTCTGGCGCGTCCACGACTCGGCCGCCTGTGTGGCGGTCAGCGCCTGGTTGTTGACCAGTTGGTTCATCGTCGCGGCCGACTCCGCGTAGTCAGGCAGTCGCCGCAGTAGCTGCTCCAGGCTCGCCAGCGCGGGCTCGTACTGGGCGTCAGGGTCAGTCTTGTTGCGGTCGAACGCTTCTCGCTGAGCCTGGTTGTAGTCGTTCAACTTCTTGGTAACGATGTCCCAGTTGAATCCCTCCTTGCCCAACGCCTTTGCCAGTTCCTCCGACGAGACGCCCGCCTCCTTCAGAACCTCCATGCTCGACTTGAGCCCCGGGCCGTCACCGTTGGTCACCGCCTGGTCGATCACCCGCTGCAGGTTGTTGAGTAGCGCCTGATTGGCGTCCTTGTCGCCAGTTGCCGACCGCAGCAACACGTTCGGGTCGAGTCCATACGACTGGGCGCGCTTGACCGCCCCCGAGTCCTCCAGGTTCTGGCTGATCTTCATCAGGGTGTCGTCGGTCAGGCGACCGGCCGACAGCGTGCCCTTCAGCTCGTCCTCGGCTGCCTTCTGGTTGCGGGCCGCCTCTGCCGCGTTGGCGTGCGCGTTGGCGACGGCCCCCATAGCGGCGATCAGGCCGGTGGCCGCGATACCCCAAGGGCCGCCCAGCATCGACATGATGCCGCCACCGGCGATCTTCAGCCCCGACATCGCGCCCTTGGCGGTGCCGATGCTGCGGCCGAAGCGCTCCGACTCAGTTGCCCCTTGCCGGTAGGCGTCTCGGATCTGCGTCATGAACCCGCGCTGCTTGAGCACCGTCTCACCCGTCGCGGTGGTGATGCGCGTCATGGTGCGGTCGGCGGTGTCGGCAGCCGACCGCCACCCGGAGAACGCCTTGGCCCACCCCTCGGTGGCCTTGGCCGCTACCGACATCGCGGGGCCGGCCAGCTTGGTCTTGAGGTACAGGGCGGCGATCAGCGCGGCGGTGGTCTCCAGCCCGCCGGGGATCGCGTTGAGCAGGTCGAGCACCATCCGCAACGGGGGCTCGATCACCTGGAACGCGGTTCCCAGTGCGCGCCAACCCGTTACGACGGTGGCGGCCGCTCCGGTGGCCAGTGACTTGACCGCCTCCAGCAGCTCGGGGCCGATGTCCTTGACCGCGCCGCTGATGTCCTTCCAGCCGTCGGCGATCATCCCCAGCGCCTTGCCGCCACCCTCCCCGCGCTTGATGCTGTCGAGGCTCTTTTGGGCCCGCTCCAGCAGGTCGATGGCCCCCTTGCCGCCCGACATCAGCAGCGGCTTGAGCATGTCGTAGAACGTCAGCCCGACGCCCGACGCGGCGTTGCTGATCTTCTCCAAAACGCCTGGGACGCCTTGCATGTTGGCCGCAGCCATCTTGGTCGCGCCGCCCACCTCGGTGACGGAGCGCATCATCTGGTCCAGCGTCTCGATGCCCTGGTTGCCAGCGATCATCGCGCCGCGGATGGCGTCGGTACCGAACACCTTGGCCACGTCGCGCTGGAAGTCGTCGGGCCGCATGACCTTTCCGGCCTCACCGATCTGCCGGAACATCTCACGCACGCCGACGAACTCACCGGTCGCGGTGTGGAGGTTGAGCCCCAGCCGGTCCATCGCGCCCGCGGCCTCATCGCTGGGGTTGGCGATGTGGGTCAGCATCGTCTTGAACGACGTACCGGCGTCCGACCCTTGGATGCCCGCCTTGGCGAACAACCCCATGACGGCCACGGTGTCGTCCATCGAGATGTTGAACCCGTGGGCCACCGTCGCTGCCTGCTGCAGCGCCATCATGAAGTCCGGCACCTCACCAGCGGCGGCGTTGGCGACGTTGGCCAGCGCGTCGGCCACGTGGTTGGCCTGGTCGGGTGCCAGCTGGAAGCTGTTGAGGATCGCGGCCTGCGATTCCGCGGCCGTAGCGGCGTCGATGCTGGCAGCCGCGGCCAACCGCAGCGTGCCGGGTGCGGCGGCCAGCGCCTGCTCCATCGTCAGGCCACCCTTGGCCAGCTCCAGCATCGCGGCTGCCGCGCTGGCGGCCGTCGCGCCCACGATGGTGGTGTCCGACCCCAGTTTCTGGGCAACCTCGCTGGCCCTGGCCATCTGCTGGGCGTTGGCGTTGGTGACACCTTGGAGCCGGTTGAGGTTGGCTTCCATGTCCACCCCGGCGGTCACGACGCCCTTCAGGGTGGCGGCGAACCCGCCGACGCCGGCCAGCATCGCGCCCGACCGCAGCATCGAGTTGAACCCGTTGTGGAACGACCGACCGGCGTCCACACCAGATGCCTGGGCCGCGACCGCCAGTCGCTGCGCGATCGGCAGCTTGGCCACCTTGCTCTGAGCCGCCTGGGCCGCCGTTACTTCGGCCTGGGCGGTGGCCAGCATCTTGGTCTCGCGGGTCAGCGTGGTGGTCGAGGCTGTCAGCGCACGCTGCAGCCGATTCATGTCCTCGTACGCCTTGATCCGCTGGGATTCCTTGGCGCTGCTGCTGTTCCGCAGTTCGTGGTAGCGCTTCTCCGCTACGTTGAGCCGCCCCTGGGTGTCGGCCTCCCGCTGCTTGGCCTTCTCGACGGCCAGGGTGCGCTTCTCGACATCGGCCAGGGCCTGGCGCAGACGGCCCGCGTTGGACTCCACCGCGCGGGCCATCTGCGAGCCCATGACCTTGGTGGCGGCACCGAACCGCTTCTCCGCGTCTCGACCGATCCGTTCAACGCCCGCAGCGAGTTTCGACGCTTCGGGCATCAGCGGAACCCATATCTGGGCTAGCTCGATACCACCACCTGGTGTCGTCACAGCGGGTCACCTCCTTCTCGGTTGCGAGACACGCCCCCTCGGTTTGCGCGAGGGGGCAGGGCCTTGGGCGTAGTTGGCTTGCCGAAGGCGTTCAAATTCCTCCAGCGGCAAGGAATCCCAGCTGTCCACCCGTCGTGGGTTGGTCGGGGGTGGCTGGGGCGTCTCGGCCGGTACCCCCGTGCGGGGCATCCGTCGAGCCATGTTGAGCAGACCGGCGCGCTGCTCCAACTGGTTGGCGAGCAGGTGGGCCTCCGGGGTCCACCCCTCGTTGACTGCGTGATAGACGGCTGTACCGGGTTGTGCGGCAAGGACGATGGACCCCAACTTGGCCATCCCCAGACGACCGGCGTCGAAGTCCTCGTCCTTGCCCAGCTCGATCAGGTCGCGCTCGACCGCGTGCCAATGCGCCGCTATGGCGCGGGTGAGCGCGCCTATTCCCCCGCTGTCAGCTGACTGTCAGCGAACCACTCGTCAAACAGACGGTCGTAGTCCGCTTCGGGGAATTCGACTGCGATGGCTTGGATTTCCATCGGCACCCCGGCGCGCTTCATCCACTCAAACCCCTGGAACAGCGGCTCCAACTGGTACAGCTGCCAGAAGAACGACCGTGGCGGTTGGGGCACGGTCGAGAACTTCGGGAACGGGATCTTTGTGCCGTCGGTCGCGGTGAACACGAACAACGCCGATCCCTTGGGGTACAGCCGCGACAGCGCGGCCAACACCCCCGACGCCGGGTCAGCGTCGGGGGTGGGGTCGGCTGCGGCCGTGGACTCAACGGCTGCCGGTTGGGCAGCGGCCTTGCTCTTGGCCGCGGCAGTCCGCTTGCGCGGCGCGGCCTTCCGGGCGGGTGCCTTACGTGGTGTGGTCACGGCGTCAGCACCACCACACCGTCGTTGTAGTACTGGTAGCCGTGGTTCCCCTGCTCATCGGGGAACGGCTTCATGGTGCACTCGTAGGACGCCAGTTCCTTGTGCACCCACTTGACCGGCCCCACCTGGGTGATGCGGCCGATGGGGATTACCAGCCGCATCGAGATGAGGTTGTAGAACCCGTCGAACACCCACACGCCCGTGTCGAGCAGCTTGGCGTTGAGCTTGGCGGCAATCTCGGTGCCCGAGTCGCTGTCGGCCGGCGTGACGGTCACGTTGCTGTCGCCGTGGACCGCCTTCTGCACGTCGGCGTTCATCACCTGGAGCAGCTTGAACTTCAGCTCCAGGCCGTACTCCTGCTGCAGCACCGCCACCAGGTCGCCGCCCCAGTTGAACGACTCCTGGTTGTTGCGGTTTTCCGTCCGCTCCAGACCGTCGTCGGAGACGTGGCCCAGGTTGACGAACGCGGCTGCCGGGGCACCCTGTGCGCTCGTCGGCAGCGCGGTGCCGACCGGTGCGCGGAGCACGCCGCCCGTCACCCGCGGGGACGGGGCGGCCAACTCCAGGACGTTGTTTTCAGCCATCGGCCGATTCCTTTCGTGGACATACAAACGGCCGCACCGGGATTGGTGCGGCCGTGGTTCTCAGCTGCCCCGCGGCGGGGCGGTGAGGTCTATGGGGTGGCGATGACTTGGCCCTGGACGCGCCAGCAGACCATCGCGCGGTACCGGGGAAGCGGCACCTGGGGATCGCTATTCCGGTGGGGCAGCACGGGACCGGCGGCCCCGCTGATGAACCACCCGTTGACCGTCAGGCCCCGCGCCGCCACCAGGTGGGCAAATGCGGTGCGGCAGTTCAACGACGCCACCGACTCGTCGGCGTGGTAGCTGTGCAAGATGGTGTCCAGGTCGAACTCGATCTCATTGACCTTCTTGCCCCCACCGAACTCCACCCGTAGGAATGGGTCGGGAAGAGCCTGGCCCGCTGGGGTTTTGGGAAGCCTGGTCCCCATCCTCAGCGCCATCTTGGTCATCAGGTAGTCCACCGACAGCTCCTCCAGATCAGGGGGGAGGATCGGCGGGTACAGCTGGTCGCCGGTAACGGTCATCACGTACCCCGCAGACTGCTGATCTTCTTGAGCAGCGTGGAGTTCTTGGCCTCGTCGTGCCGTGCCTCATAGCTGCGTGCCACCAGGTACGCGCGGGGCCGTTGGGTGCTGGGGTCACGCTGGACCACCACCTCGTACCCCTCGGGCAAGTCGGCAGCCGCGGCCTCGGCCTTGGCCTGGACGTACCCGCCGAAGGCGTGACGAACCTGCTTGAACCCCTTGCGGTTCCACTTGATTCGAACGGCCATCAGCCCACCCTCTTTACGATCACCTGGCCGCCGAACACCTTGGTCACGTTGGGCCACGGCGAACGGCGGTAGTCCAGGTCCGACCCCTCGCCCTGGACCTGGAACCGCCGGCCACCCACCCCCACCTCGTCCTGGGCGTGGTAGAGCTCGGGCTTCTTGACCAGCAGCACCAGCTCCGACACCTCCCGGGCGATGTAGTCGATGGTGTGGTTGGCCTCGCTGGGCTGCCCGTTGGGGTAGATGGCAATCACCTTGCGCGGCACCGGGGTTTCAGCCACCGTGCCGATGGCGTTGCCGTGGGTGTCGGTCAGCCCGCTGGGGTCCGGTGTGAACGGGTAGTACTCGATTGGCCACACCTCGCGGAACACCGGCATCAGATACCGAACCTGTGCACTCGGTAGTTGGCCAGCCGCGACTTCTGGTCGAGGTTCATCGACGCCCCCAGCTGGCCCGACAGCGACATGCGGAATGGTCCGGCGTACACGTCTTTTGCCGGGCTGGTGGGCATCTCCTTGGCCAGGGCCGCCAGCTCCAACACCACCATCGCCACGTTGGGCGGGCACTCCTCGTATCCGTGGGTGAACGTCACCGTCACCCACGGATCGACCGGCCACGAGGGGGTGCGGCGGTGGATCACACCGCACGCCTCCCACTCGTAGTCCTCGGGGTCGAGTTCCCGGCCGTCCACCTCCACCTTGGCCACGTCGGTCAGGTGCATGGTGTCGAGGATCAGCAGGCCGCGCTGCCCCGCCTGGACCCGCTTGTTGGTCTCGGTCCGCGACGGCGCGATGTGCCACCCGCAGTAGTCACGGACAGCCGATTCCGCTGCCGTCAGGAAGAACTCGGCGTCGTCGCCGTCCTCCAGCTTGGCGAGGTCGGTGTCCTTGACCAGTTCCAACGCCATCGGTCAGGCCTTGGACCGTCCACCCTGGGCACCGGATCGCGGCGCGGCGGGCTTGCTGGCCTGGGGGCTGGGTTGCGACGGCGCGGTGGCCTGGGCCTTGTTCTCCAGCTGGGCCTTGGCCTTGGCGTTCTCCTCGTCGTCGGGGGTCAGCGCCTTGTTCTCCACCCCGTCACCTCCCGGTGGGGTCTGCGGGGCTGCAGGCTGGTCGCTGCCACCCTTGGCCTCGTTGGTCGGGGTGTTGTCCCCCTTGGGCTCTGGCTTGGCGGCAGGCTCGATGCCGAACGACGCCAGCCGCGCGTCAATCGCGCTGGTGTCCTTGCCCGCCTGGACGTACAGCTCGCGGCGTTCCTTGAGCGACTTGATCGAGTCGGCCTCGGCGTCGCGGGTCTTCTGCTTGTTGGTCATCGGGATTCCTTTCCGGACAACGCCCCCGCCACGTGATGGGTGGCGGGGGCGCGTCCTGTCGTCATCGGTCAGAAGGTGGGAGCCGTCAGACCGGTGATTTCCACGACCGACTGCGGGTACCGCTCGGCCGTGAAGGCGATGTAGCCGTACACCTGAAGGCGAACCGTCAGGGTGCCGCTACCGACCTCGGGGAGAACCCGCGACCGGATGGGCGACTCGTACAGCGCCAGGTCGGCCGAACGCTGGACGTACACCACGTCCTCGTTGGTGCCGGTGCCGTAGGTGGTGCCGATGTTGGGATCGGTCACCACCGGCAGGCCCTGCAGCTGGCCCACGACCTGCTCCGACACGACGCCCGCCATGGTGGCCACCGCGTTGGAGGGGTTGTTGGCCGCCGGGAGCACCAGCGGGCGGCCGTCGTTGCCCAGCTCGGCCGTCAGCCACGCCCACCGCCGGGGGTGCATGACGATGTGCGACGGCGGCAGGAACCGCTGGGTGTGGATCCGCTGGATACCGTCGGCCACAGCGGAGTAGAAGCCCGCCACGTCCACCGTCGCGGCCGCGATGGTGGTGATGCCGGGGGTGGCGTGCACACCCAACACCTGGCCGTTGTTGCCGGTACCGGTCAGCACCGCCTTGTCCACCTTGGTGGCGAAGTCGGCGATCAGGTCGCGGAAGATCATCTCGTCAAACGAGATGGGCGACTGGTCGAGCAGCTGGATCGCCACGTCGGCCTGGCCCGCGATGGTGCGGACCTTGGCCTCGATGGCGGCGTCGTCCATGTCCTGCTCGTTGACCGGCTGGTTGTCGGCCGTCTGGAACGCGACCGCCGTCCCCGCAGTCACCTTGGGGATGTTGATCGAGTTCGTCTTGGCCGGAAGCGGCTCGGACGGAATCAGGTTGGCGTACGCGCGGCCGGCCCGGGGCAGTTCGATGAACTGGTTGACCAGCCACACGGGCGGCACGAAGAACCCGCCGTTGCCGTCCACAGTGTCCATGTCGCGGTACTCCGCGTCGGACGCCACGTCCTTGGCGTGGCGGGCCAGACGCTCGGCCGCGTCACCGCTGCCGTCGAGACCCCGCTGGGAGCGGATCAGATCGGCAAAGTAGCTGTGGCCGTTGCCCTTTTCGTAGGCGCGGGCCTCCTTGACCGATTCGACCTTCTGCTGGGCGCGACGTACCGCCGCGGCACCCTCAGACAGCTTGCCGCTGCGCTCGATTTCCTCGGCCAGCTCCTGGATGCGCTCATCGAGACCGGAGCACTCGGTCTGCTTGGCCTTGATGGCGGCGACCTTGGCCCGGAACTCGGTGTCCTCCTCCGGGGTCAGATCCTCGCGGGCCTCCTCCTTCACCAGGTCGGTGATGGCCTGCCGCTCGGCAACCAGCTTGTCCAGCTCCTCGCCTGCCTTGGCGCGCAGTGCGATCAGCCGCTTGAGACGTTCCTCCATGATGGAGTCCTTTCGTGATTTGCCCTGTTGGGCGGTTCTTTTGGGGGGATGCGCGCCCAGTGCCAGGGCTGGCCGCAGATCACCCGCCCAGTGCCAGGGCCGGCGGTGATCGACCGCACGACAAAGGCCCCCAGGAAATCCCGGGGGCCTTGCGTGTGGAAGTTGTTGGTGTAGTGGGGTTTTTACTCGGCGTCGGGGCCGGTGGAGCCCGTCAGTTTGGCCAGCAGCGCGGCGTGACCCGCGCTCTTGGCGCGCAGCTCCTCGATGGCGGCGTCGGACTCAGCGGCCATCGTCTCGGTGTCGGCCCGCTTGAGCAGGCTGCCGTCGTCGGGGCCGAATCCCTGGCGGCGCATGGCCTCCAGGTAGCTCATCCCCTTGGCCTTCTCGCCGCGCGCCTTGTCGTCGGGATCAGCGCCGGGGGTGGCGTCCATCCGCTCACCGTCGGGCCCGATCAGCCCCGACTTGCTCTGGGGCGGGAACGGATCGTCAGCCGGGGCCGTAAGGTCGGGCTGACCGCGCCGCGGCTTGGCCGTCAGCGACTCCAGAGCCGCCCTGGCCCGCGCGATCACGTCGGAATCGGCTCGCGCCTCGGCCAGTTCCAGCGCGTCGTGGTCGGCGTCGGCCAGCATCTGAATCGCCACGTCCAGCCCCTTGACCTCCGCGTGGGTGGTGGGGTTGGCCCCGTAGTTGACCACCGACACGTCGCCCTTGTGCAGGCTCACCTCGAGGATGGTCCGCAGGGCGTACAGGTCTTCGGGGAAGTCGTCTGTGGCCTCCCACTTTTGGGCCTTGACGCGGAAGGCGAACGACATCTCGTCCATGTCGCCGCGGCGCATCTTGGCCTCCAGCCGCTGCACGTCGGGGTCCGACCGGTCCAGCTTGGCCGACACCTTCAACCCGTGGCTGTCCACCGACAGCTTGAGGGTGCCGGACTTGGTGCGTGCCAGCGGCATTCCCTCGTGGTTGATCAGCAGCATCAGGTCGGGCGACTCGCGCAGCGTCTTGGCGAACGCCTTGCGGTCAATCTGCTCGATCCACCCGCCACGCTCGGGCCCGCCGTACATTTCGTAGGGCTCGAACGTCGAGGCGTAGCCCGTCAGCTCCACCTCGTCGGCGTTGTCGTCGGCAGCGCGCAGTTCCACCCGCTCGATGGGGATGGCGCGGTGCTCGGGGGCGTCGGTAATCACCGTGGGCCGGTTGCGCTTCATCAGTCGTCCTCCTGGTCGTCCTCGTCCTCGTCGTCGGAGGGCGAATCGGGGTCGTTGTCCGGGTTGTCCGGGTCATCGGTAGGTGCACTGCTGTCGTCGTCGGGGTTGTCTTCGGCCGGCTGGTCCTTGAGGTCTGCCGGGTCGGTACCCAGCGGCACGAAGTTCATGGGCTGCAAACGGATGTCGCCTTCGGGGCCTACGGGCTCCAGGTCTTCCTTCTCGCGAATCTCGTTGACGCTGTAGACGCCTGAGTCGCGGCCGATCCGGTAGGCCTCCCAGCGGCTCTTTACGTCGCCGCGCAGCAGCGCGTCAATGTTGAACTTGGCGAACTGCCCCTTGGGAAGGCACGTGCTCAGCATCTGCTCGATGCACACCAGCCACGGCCCCAAGGTGAACTTGACGAACCCGATGGACTGCTGCTCGATGCCGGTCCCCCAGCTGGTGGACTTGGTGGTGTCGCCGATCATGTGGGGCGGGATGCGGAACCACATGGCCACCTCAGACCGCTGGAACTGGCGCGTCTCCAGGAACTGGGCCTCGTTGGGCGCGATGGCGATTGGCCGCCACTTGAACCCGCCCGACAGGACCGCCGGTCGCCGCTTGCCGCCGTGGCTGCTGATCCACCGCTGCATGACGCCCTTGACCTGCTCGGCGTCCAGCGTCTGGTCCGTCTCCAGCACCGACGACGGGTTGGCGCTGTCCTTGAAGTAGTTGTAGCCGTACTTCTCGGCCGCCAGCGACAATCCGATTGACTGCGCGGCCTTCTGAATCGGTGACATCGAAAGCGGTTGCCCAGCAATGGGATACCGCTTGACGTGCACCAGGTCGTCGTAGTTGACCTTCTGGCCACCGACCCGCCACACGGGTTCCGGCCACTTCACCTTGTCCAGGCGTTCCTCGAACTTGACCGACAGAACGTCGGGGTGGACCGGCATCAGCGCGGTCGGCAACCCCTCCTCATGCTTGGCCGTCGGGGTGCCGTCGCGCTTGGTGACGTAGCTGAAGGCGTTGCCCGTGATGGCGGCCGACTCCATCAGCATCCAAACCCACTCGAACCACGTGGTTTCCGGGTACGGGGACCGGTCGGGGTCGAGCAGTTCGGAGTCCACCTGCTTACGGCCACCCTTGGTGCCCTTGACGTATGCCCCGACGGGCAGCTGGCTGATGACATCGGCCAGCAACGTCACGCAGGCGTAGAACGCGGCCGACGACATCGCGTTGTTGGACTTGGGCGATGCGCCCCACATGATGGAATCCTCAGCGGGGCTGGGAATCCGGGTGTTGGAGAACGACAGCCTCTGCTCGAAGTCGTCGCCGTCGCCGAACAGCCGGGTCAGCAGGCTCACTGCTCGTCACCCACCACTGCCACTGGCCGCGGCTTGCGGGCCGGCGGGTCGAGCGCCATACCGACCAGCAGCACCAGGACGCCGCCGATGATCAGCCCCAGCCACGGTGCCAGCAGCCAGCACCCGTAGGTGATCGCCGCGACACCGGCCAACTGCAGTGCGCCGGAAGCCAGTTCGCGCGTCACTGAAGCTCGTCCAGTTCCTTTTCCCATTCGGCGATCTCCTCCTCATCAGGCCATTCATGGACCTCGGGCACCTTGTCGGGGACCATCGGCCCCTGGCCTTCGGCCCACGCGGCAGCCGCGCACGCCACCAGCGGTGCGGCGTCTACCGGCGAGTTCTTGCGGTCGAGCACCCACGTGTCGCCGCCCAGCGACCGCGACACCGTGCCCTTGGCCGCGGTGTCCAGCGCGGGCGACGGTCGGTGCCAGATGGCGTGCTTACGGATGCCGTCGAACAGCACCCCACCCGCGCCGCGTACGAGCTCGGCCCCGCCCAGTTCCATCACGGGGACGCCCGCCTCGGTCAGCGGTTCAATCAGGTCGGACGCGGGGCACCCCCGCGCCTGGACCGCCACGGCAACGAACTTGCCGGGCCGGGCCTTGAACCACGGGACGACCCAATCGGTTCCGCGGTGGGCCGCCACAACCTCGACGTGCAGCAACCCATCCGACCGGCGGGACGCCACGGCGATGTAGGCCTTGCTCCTGCTGTGGCTCACGTCAACGGCGGCATACACAGGTGCCCCCTCCGCGCGGCGTGATTCCGGGTCGGTTGTGGCGTTCCAGTCCTCCATCGGCATGACGCCGGGGAGCAAGGTGTCCACCCATTGGCACAGGTGCTCGGTGACGAACCCCGCCATGTTGTCGGCCATCGCTTCGGCCTTGGCCGCCAGCGCGTCCTCGTCGTGGCCCGGCAGGTACCCCAGCGCGGGGTTGGCCATCGGCCAGTACTTGCGCTCCAGTGGGTTTGCGTCCTGCGGGGCTGAGTACTCGAACAGGCCCGTCTTGGTGTCTTCGGTGTCGCGGGCCAGAATCTTGGCCATCGCACCGTCGCGCAGCGACCGCAGCACCACCGACCGCTTGTCACCCGCGTTCGACGCCGCGACGTTCTGGCTGTACTGCCGCGCCTGGGTCGTCGGGGTGATGGCGTTCCAGGCCAGCCAGTCGTGGTGCTCGCGCAGCTCGTCCAGTTCGGCCAGGTCCACCGACATCGACCGGCCGCCCTTGCGGTTGGCCGCGACGGCGCGCCACGACCGCCGGCCCGACAGCAACATGGCGTGCTTGCCGTTGGTTTGCCGGTGCCGCAGGAACTCCCGCTTGAGCGCCCGGCATTCCTTCACGTCGTTGACGACCTCGCCCAGCGTGCCCTCGGCGTACTCCAGCCCCTGGGCCGCGATCACCACCGTCTTGGCCGCCGGGCAGTCAGGTGATGACCGACCGCGACTGTCGAGGTACAGCCGCCACAGCCCAAGCCCCCTGAGCCACTGGGTTTTTCCGTTCTGCCGGGCAATCAGGATGACCAGCGTTTTGAACCGGAATCCCTCGCCGCCCGGTCCCTTCTCCAGCGCGTGGATGTACAACCACCGCTGGTACGGGATCAGCTGCCACTTCAGGACATTGGTCAGGAAGTCGATGCAATCGAATCCCCAGCTGGTCCCCGCGTGGAGCCCACATCCACAGGGGCACGACAACTCTGGGGCGATCCAGATGTTGCAGTTGACCGCCAGAGGTGGGGTGTACAGGCGGGGCTTGGTGTGGCCCTTAAGCGCCGCGACGGCGACGCCACTTGGCGAGGTCATCGCCGTCGTCCTCGTCGTCGGAGTCGGTGTCGTCGTCCGGCGTGGGGTCGGGCGTCTCGTCGGGATCGCCGCTACCGCCGCCGCGGCCGTGACCGTCGATCACCTCGAACAGCCGCGCCTGGCGCGCCATGATGCGGTCGCAGATCACCGACGCCTTGTAGTCGCCCTTCATCGCGGCCGGGAAGTTGGCCTTGAACAGCGCCTCCTGGCGCTCCAGGAACATGGCCAACGCCTGCTCGCCCAACAGATCCCGGCGCGCCGCTGCTTTGGCCAGCTCGCGCCGAACGATCTTGTCGGCCATCCCCACGCTGATCTCGCACGACTCGGCGATCTGCCGGTACGTCGCGCCTGCAATGTGCAGCCGCAGCACCTTGGCGTCACGCCGGGCACGCTCGACCCGGTTCACCGCAGGGCACTCCCGTGGTGCCGCTGGTGGATCAGGGCGATTTCGTGGTCGAGCAGCAGCCCGCTGCGCGCCTCGGTCGTGGTGGCGGCGTCCGGCTCCCCCACGCCACGCAGCCTCATGCAGTCGTGGGTGGCGGTGATCAGACACATTGCCCCGCTGGGCTGTAGCCGCTCGGTGATGGCCTCCACCACCTGCGCGCCGATCCGCTCCTGGACCTGCAGGCGACGGCTGTACCCGTTCACCAGCCGCGCCAGCTTGGACAACCCGACGATGGACTGGCCGTTGCTAGGTCGGTACGCCACGGTGGCGTGGCCGGTGAACGGGAGCATGTGGTGGGCACACGTGCTGTTGACCGTGATGCCGTGGACGATCACCAGGCCGGGGTTGGCCGGGGCCGAGAACGTCACGTCGAGGTGGCGCGCCGGATCTTCCCGGTAGCCCGACAGCATCTCCAGCCACGCCTTGGCGACCCGCTGCGGTGTCTTGCGGGTGTGGTCCCCCTCGTCCACCCCCAGCGCGTTCAGCAGTTCCTGCACGGCTTCTGCAGCGCGCGTCTCGGGGGTGTGCACGACGGTCGTCAGTTCGCCGTCAACAACACCGATCACGTCTCCGTTGGTCGTCATGTGCCCTTCCGATCACCCCACGCCAGCACGTGCAGGCGGTGGGAGGCGTTGATGCCCAACTGGGCGGCGGTCTCGGCAATGAGGGTCCAGCGCGACTGCAGCTCCTCCGTGGTGGTGCCCTCGGGCATCACCCACAGATCGCCCAGCGGCCAGCCGTAGTCGTCGGCCAGCCCGAACGCCCGCATCACGTCGGCGTCGGTGCGGACCACCACCTTCAGGCACTTGGTCACCCCGTTGGGGAATCGGCCGGCGGTCCACCCGCGCGACATCGTGGGGTTCTGGGATCGCTTGTGCAGACCGGCGTGCGGCAGCTTCGGCGACACGGAGTAGTGATCGACGTAGGTCCGCGTCACGTCGTTGGGGTTGATCGTGCCGTTGGTCTCCACGTGCACCGCGCAGTCGCGTGACCGCAGCCCCTGCAGCAGCGCGGTCCACGCGGGCTTGGCCTGGTGGATCAGCGGCTCCCCGCCCGACACCACCACCGGCAGCGACGGAATCACCCGCGCCAGAACGTCCGTCACCGGGGTCAGCGGGTTCTCCTCGCGGAGGTTGTACCGGCTGGCGTCCCAGGTGTACGGGGTGTCGCACCAGCTGCACGACAGGTTGCACCCGCCCAGCCGGATGAACTGGACCGCGCGGCCCTGGTGTGGCCCCTCACCCTGCAGCGTGGGGCCGAACACCTCGCTGACGGGCAATTCCAGCGCCGTCACAGGCTTTCGCCCCTCTGGATGCGCCGGGCTTCGTCCACCGTGATGGTCCCGGCCGCCAGCTGGTGCTCCACCCACGTCTTGCCTCGGTGGTCGGCGTGCCACGTGGCGGCGTTGTGCGGTCCCTCGGTGACCTCGACCGACAGCAGGCTGACCCCTGGCAGCGCCGACTGGCTGTAGTGGGCGATCAGGCTGGCGATGGCCTCGGTCGTCGGGGGCGTCCCCAGCACGTAGTGCTTGCTGCCCAACGCCTTCAGCCAGTCCACCACCTGGTGGTCGTCGGCGTGGGCGATGAACCCGTGGTCCAGGTGCTCATCGACCCAGCCGCGATAGGCCCGCTTGATCGCGCCGAACTCCACCTGCTGGGCGTCCAAACCCGGCAGGGCGACGGTCCAGTTCACGCCGAACGTGTGGCCGTGGACGTTTGAGCACTTGGCACCCGCGCCGGGTAGCCCGACGATGCGGTGACCCGCTGAGAAGTGGTGCCGCACCGTGGCGGTCAGCCGTCCGTCCATCACGCCGTCTCCTTGATCGTGTATCGGGTTGTGCCGTCGTCGTGGCCGATGCTGTCGGGCACCCCGACGACATCGAGGTGCAGCGCCACCAGGTCGTACGCGCCGCCGTACTGGTCCCAACTGGGATGGGTGAACGACCGCAGCGACTGGAACAGCCGCCACGCCACGTCCTCGTTGGTCGCGTCGGCGAACGGTTCGGCCGTCAGCCGGCGCAGCTCGTCACGCAGCGCGTCGTTGGTCTGCTCGAAGCTGGGGAATCCGTGGCCGCCCCAGTGATTTCGCGTCGGCGCGGAGGTCTGCGGGACCGAGTACTCCAAAAACACCGCCGCAGTGTGGAAATGCAGCTTGAGACCCATCGCGGTGTTGTGGTTGCCGAACACGCAGGTCAGCGGGCCGATGGTGATGGTCATGGCGTGATGCGTCACTGGCCGTTCTCCTTGGCAACTCCGACGGCCGCCGCTGGGGTCCAGCTGGTGGAGCTGTCGGCGATGTACAGCTGCAGCCCGTTGGCGTGCCAGCCGTGGTTGGTGCTCGCGGTGTTGGCCAGGTACTGGTGCAGCCCCTCGGCGTGCACCTTGTGCTTCTCCACCGTGGTGTCGGCCAGGTAGCGCGCGTGGTCCCCCGGCCCGTCCAGCAGACGGATGATCTTGGGTGCCGCAGGGGAATCGGGGGGTGGATACCCCTTGCCGGGTGGCAGAACCACCCTGCCGACCCGCTGCGCGACCCAATCCGACGCCCGGTACTGCGCGACCGCGCACGCGCCGGCCACCGCCAGGCGGTCGTAGCCCTCCTTGGTCAGCATCCGCGGTGTCAGCCCGTACGACCGGAGCAACGCCAGGTTGTCGCGCACGCCCTGGCGGTCACGCAGCTGGATCACCTTCCACCGGCCGTTGTCGAACAGCCGCACGCTGCCGTACCGGACGCCCGCCACCCAGCTGCTCGAATCGACCGAGTACCAGGGCCACCGCTTGACCTGGGCCCACACCGTCATCCCGAAGCCGTGGAACACCGCACGGTCCTGCGCGACCTCGAAACACCGTGCGATCCACGGCGTCAGGTCTTTTTGGCTGTTGCCGAGCAGTTTTCCCAGGGCGATGTAGGTGTATCCGTCCTGGATGTAGTCCTCAAGCACCGAGAACGGCTCGCCCGTGTGGAACACCGGCATGGGGTGCAGGCCATACGATTCCAGCCGCTCCTGGTTGGCCCGGGTGGCGTCGGGCGCGCCGATCACGTCGAGGTTGGCGTAGATAGTGCACATGTCGCGGTGGGCCAGCAGCCATTCGGCGTACTGGTCCACGTCGATGTGCACGCCCAACGTCCGCGCGCTGTGGGCCCCGGAGTCGGCGAAGAACCGGATCGGGTCGGCGGCAAGCCCGTTCAGGAACTTCCGCAGGTCCAAATTCCGCGCATACACGTAGGACCACAGCAAATTCATCGGGATCACCCGCTTGGCGGTCTCCACCCCAGTGGGGCCATGAGACTTTCCGCTGGTCACAGGAACACCACCCCGGTGACGATCGCCAGGCGGATGATGAGCGCAGCAACGTATCCCGTCGAGCCGCACCAGCCGATGGGTTCGGCCTGGGCGATGACCTCGGCCCGGGTGTACGTCACGACAGGACGCCCATCGCCTTGAGGTGGGCTTCCAGCTTGTCCACGTCGTCGTCGCCCGTGTAGCGGTCGAGCAGCTCGCGCCAGGCGTCCATCATCTGCGGGGGAATCCGCAGGTCAATCTTGGGATGAAACTTGTGGTTGTCGTCGTCGCCGTGGCTGCCGGGGTCGGAATCACCCCCGCCGTAGGGGTTTTCGTTGTCCCACAGCCCGCTGTTCTCCAGATCCTTCAGGCTGTCCAGGTCGTCGTCGTCGTAACCCGTGCCCTCCAGGTCATCGAGCGATTCCAACAGCTCGATCATGGCTTCGTTGTCGTAGTCGCCCAGGTCGGCCGTCCGGTTGTCGGCGGCGACGATCTTCTTGGCCTGGTGCTCGTCCACGTCAATCACCCAGGCGTTGAGCTCCGTCCAGCCCAGCTCCCGGGCGGCCATCAGGGTGTGGTTGCCCGCCAGCACCTCGTTGGGTCGGCCCGTGTGGGTGCCGCGGTTGACCACCACCGGCTTGTACATGCCGTTGACCGCCAGCGACTCGGCGATCCGGGCGACGTTGCCGCGCCGGGGATTCCCCAGGAATGTGTGGAGTTCGGCCACCGACAGGCGGGCCGCGTCCCCCATCAGCGTCCCCGCGACGGGACCGGCGTCAGATGGCGATTCGGACATCAGGTGCTCCTTGTGGGTAGGTGGAAAAAGTGAACGGAAAGCGTTGACGCATCGGGGGTCCGGCCGACCCGCGCCGAAGGCGTTGTGACCAGCGAATTTCGGCCCCCGCCGCCGACGTGGCGAAAGGCGTTGCGCCGCCCCGCCCCCCGCATCCCTGCGACCAGGTGTTTTGTTCACTTTTCGGCGGGGGGGTAAGACCCT